TGGAATTCGTCATCAGACCGTGTGCCGTAGTTAGTAAAGCATCCTCTATAGGGTGGATCCAAAAACACATATGAGCCTTCGCCAACCTGGGATAGTGTTTCTGAGAAATCAACGCTCGTCAAAGTACACCGCTGGAGGGCTTCATTCCAAAGCAAAACATTATCTTTATCATAAACTTTGTCTTTTTGATTTAGAAGTCCTGCCGGTGTGCCATATCTACCATTAGTATTCTTGTTTATCTGCCATATGCCGTTGAATCCCGTCTTCATGAGAAAGTATAATGTCGCTGCTTCAGTTGTCTTGTCCCACTGCTGATAATCGTAAGCGTGTTTATATCGGAGGGAGAAATAATACTGTTTCCTTTCCTCTTTGGAGAGAGGAAGATACTCTTTTGATAACTCATCCATCCTAAGAATAAACGACTCCACGTCGCCTTTGATGGCTGAGTATATAGACACAATAGACTCGTTAATGTCGTTTAGAAAGAACCTAGCTTCGGGGTTCCTCTTGTATGCCCACACAAACATGGCGCCGCCNCCGCAGAAGGGCTCATGGTAAGAAGAGAACCTAGCCGGCAAGTGTTCCTCGTACTTCTTGAGCATTTTGGTTTTGCCGCCAGCCCAAATGAATAATGGCTTCATGATAATCGCCTCTTGACTGTGTTAGCTAGTTCTCGTACATTTGAGCTGGTTAGGATAAAATATTGTTCTGGCTCTAGGAACTCTCTAAATTCGTTTCTATACTTTTCTGGATTTATTGTAGATGCTTTTCCCTTCTTCGAATGTGTTTCAAAAGGCTCTTTAGCAGTAAAAGTTCTTCCAGAGAAGACGATAAGGGGGAGATATCCTGCCTTCTCGACTTTCCCGTTAGCTACATACCGGTAGCATCTCTCGTGAGCATTTCCGCCGTTGAGACCTAGCTTATCATCAATGACAAGCTTTTTACCGTTTCTCAGATTCTCTATCAAAAGTTCAGGCTGGATTGTGGTTTTGCCAATAGCTATTTTAGGCTTCTTTCTTATCGAGTATTCTGTCGGGCTTAAGCTCTCTGTAAGCAAAGAATGAGTTCTTGCTTCGTTTTTTGAGGCTCTCTTGCCTGTTTCAGTCTGCCAGTTTTCTCGTTCTGATAAATGTTTTGCTGCCATNTNNNTCNCCTCCTGATATTTGTTCTACTTTGTTGTTGAACATACTTTACTATACCCGATCACTTTCATTATGTCAAGCATATAATCGGTGTTTTATTTTTCTGTCTCCAGAATCTTAGAACAGGCAAGTTCAAAATATTCCTCGTCCTTCTCAATTCCTATGAATTTTCTATTATGCTTGATTGCAACAATTGCCGTTGTTCCAGATCCCACAAACGGATCAATAACTACATCACCCTCGTCGGTTGTCGGAAGGATACAATTTTCGACAAGCTTTTCGGGAAAAGTACAAACATGCCCTTCGTTTCTTGAGGGAGGAAATCTCCATATATTCGTAAGACCATCGTCATTGCTCCACTTACGGGGTTTTTTTATCTGATAAATCCTTTCTTCTTGTATATGATATCTTCTGGATGGGTTGCCAATCCCGCACCTATCCCATATGATCTCACACCAAATAGGAAACTTAGACAACCAGTCCATAGGATGATGAAGGTTGCTTTCCGAGCGGAATATGTTTCTGTTATGCCAAGCGAATCTAACTTTGTGATTATAAAAAATACTACTACTACAAGTCCTCATAAGAGTGTGTAAAACAGACTGTTGCCACCCTTGATATTCCCACTCTGGAAGCTCATCGTCATACCATCTATCATATTTTTCTGTCATGGCTCTACTAGTCTTTGAGTGTCCATAACTTGAATATCTTTTGTTGAGATTGTATGGGGGAGAAGTGACACACACTTCTGCCGAGCCCTTATCTAGAGTTTGCATTATCTCCATACAATCTCCAAGATACATAACGCCATTTTTAAATTCTCTCTTTTTCATTTCCGAACCTCTGAAGTGGTCTCGTACATCTCTTTTATGCTATTTTGATTGATTCGAAATGCAGTGCCTCGGTTCTTGGCGGCTTTCTCGCTTAGCACTCCATCTCTCATTCTAAACTCTACAACAATTTTGCCAGAAAAAAGGAGCTTCTTAAATTCTTCAGGCTGAAAGTTCTCGTATTTGATTTCGTCATAAGTGTCTTCATCTTTAAAGAACGCCTTTTTCATATTCGGCAGTTTTTCAGAAGCTTTTTCGAGCAAAGAGGCAATAGACCAACTCGCCAGCGGCAATTCTCTTTCTGAATTACGAATGAGTAGTTTTTTTTGTTGTTGGTCAGTTGCCAAATAGAAACCTAGATTATTTTTGCTCTCTTCACCGAATTTCAATGAGCTATTGAGTTTGCCGTCTTCGTTTTTAAACCGAGATAAAATATCCTTCGAAGAACCAATCTCGGGATCGGTATTGTACCTTGGCTCTTTTGAAAATAAAGTATCTGGACTCTTTGAGCCGGGCTTTTTCGATTTCAATTCTATATTGTCTTCGAGAAGATCGGGTCCGCTAATATTGTTTTCTAGTACATTATGGATGGATTCATACTTCCTTCCAAGATATCCACTATCGCCATCTCTTAGAGGGCAATTTGTTATTGATTTTTCGACTATTGTGCTCGACATAAGGATCCTTTTCTCAAGGCTTCTAATCGCCTCTTTAAAGGTTGAATGTGGTATCGTACTTTTTAGTTTTCGGACACCAACTTTGTTGTTCTGCTTTGTTATTGAATATACTTTATTATACCCGATCACTTTCATTGTGTCAAGCATATAATCAGTGTTTTTTTACTTTCTTTATACCATCTTGATTTATAGCAGGCTTTATTTTTATAGATCTGGATCAGATCTGCTTAAAGTATCCATCGACACAGATCATAAAAAGTCGTTACTTTATAGTAGCATACCAGCCTGCCTGTAAGTGCTCGGATCTATTGGCTTTTCCCTAGAACATAATGGCTTGTTGGATGTGTTTCAATTTGCTGTTTCTTTCTATGGCACTATCGACTTCGGGCTGCTTCACTATCAAAAGCTCTTTCTTTTCAAACCTTTTCGTGCCTGACATCTGATAGACGAAGCTGATCGTCCTAAGTTCCGAGAAAGACTTGTAAAGTTTCCGGACCTTGGGAGAGTTGTCGTAGGACATAACAAAGCCGCCTTTATGCTCTCTCAGTGTCTCTGCTAGGGCATCATGGTCGAAAGACTTGTGTAACTCGCCATCCTTGCCGTAGTAGTGGCTCACTGTCTCGTAATAGGGTGGATCCAGATACAGAAAGTCGTCGTTGTGACGAGGTATCACCTCGAAACAGTTGCCCCATTGGAATTTCAGGTTGGGATTATGGTAGTTTCTTACCTTCTCTATTCCCACCGGTCGCATCTCTGCTCTGGAGAGGTGGGTAGAGCATCCAATCTTTCCACTGTAAGATCCTTTGATACTCACATAGAATGCCCATGCCCTCGTAAACTTGTCGTCGGACTCCATCAGAGGCAGGAACGACTTATAGTAATCGCTGTTGATTTTCTTGGCTTCTTTCGCTTGCTCCTCGTCATCAACCTTTTCGTCTGCCTGGTTGAGGGGATAGTGCTTCTTAATCTCGTCAGCTAGTCTTTCCGGACCACCCTCAGATTGCAACACTTCCCAGAAGTCTGCTAGAGGTCGGTATATATCGTAGGCGTATACTTGGACACCCATCGAGGCTAATAGCATTTCAATGCTTCCCCCTCCAAAGAATGGGGAGACAATCTTGTCCAGTCCTGGATTTACACTGAGAATATGTTTGATAATCTCTTTCTTTGTCCTGTTCTTTCCTCCAGCATAACGATACAATGACCATGCCGTCAATTCTTTACCCTCTAAACTCTTCATATTCTTATCCTCCTGGATTATCCGTTTGGTCTTCTCTTGAGTTGTCCNGCTATCCACTTATCTCTGTTCCAGTTCCGAGCATTCCAAATGTGACCCTTNCACTGCTCAANATTAGAAGCATGGCATTCCATCAGGCTCACTAGCGAAATCTCGCCGGCAATATACTTCTTGTCTGTGGCTCGACTGAGATCGTAAAGTCTTCGAGCCTCATCCTGGCTGCCGAACAGAAACTCCTGAATGAAAGTGTTGAGGACAGCGGTGTAGTTTCGCTCACATCCACCCGTTCTCTTCTCACCATTCACTTTCTTTCTGGAAGTTCCAAGAGCCTTGATGTTGATTCTTCTCCCGATGTATTCTCGTAGCTTTGATGAGTTGGGGACACGACCGAGGAGGCGGTTCCATTCCTGGCGGAGCTCTGGTAGCGACATCGATTCTATTCGCTGCTTCGCCTCCTTCTTGGCGGCAGTGTTCTTACTGCTTTCGCCCTTCTTTTGCTGCCACCTGCTTCGTCCTCCCAAGACTACCTTCTTTGCTGCCTCGACAAGCTGCTCAAAATTCTTATTCTTCTTCCAAGAGTTCAACTCAGCATTAACCAAAGCCCAGTTGCTCGGATCGTCGCTGCCTTCACCCAGTTCGATAATGTGATCCACCACCATGTAACCTGGACCTTCACAAGATAGTCCTGTGTATTGGCAACGACCACCTTGCTCCAGATACTTCTGTAAAAGCAGGATCCCTCTCGACGAGGTTGACTTGGTTCCAGGCGGATCACACTTACCAATCTCGTGGTTATACCATCCAGATTTTTGAGCTTTGCCGCACTCTTTCAAGAAGTGCTGTGCCTTCTTCGGCAGGAAGTTGAATATCTCTTCCGAAGTCTCAATAGAAGCATACTCCACGAGAGGAGGAGGAGACATTGTGCTCTGGCTTGAAACATTCTCTAAAAGCTCGAAAGCGGGAAGCTGCCTTCCCTTGGGGAGCTTCCTGAACTCGCCGCTCTCGACCAAGTAAGTCGAAAGATACAGATCATAAAGTCTATGTGCTTCGCTCGATAGTGTTGTCATGCTAAGATCCTTTCTTGCTTGTATGGTAGATATCCTACCATGCTAGCAAAAGCTTGTCAAGCAGTATTTTCGTTTTATTTGGATGGTTGTTTCAGGTATGTCTTCCGAGCGGCTGCTCGAAGTCTATCTAGGTATCTTGACTCTTCTTCTGGAAAGTCTATCTCGTTACGGAAATCGATGAATTTCAGCATCGTATCCATCAGCGGGTAGCGCTCCCCCATCTCCTCTGAGAGGAGCTCCATAGTCTTGGCTTGCTTCTTACGGGCGAGGAGGAAGACTTCTCTGGGAGGGATGTCAAGAGCTCTGAAGTCGTCTTTTAGCTCCTTTAGCATCTCGAACTGCTTCATATACCTAAAGAATTGCCATACGAGCAGATCTGCCTTGGCTATTGGTCCCATTTCAGACATCATCTTGGGAAGATATAGTGTTCCGAGTGCCACATGTCTTGCCTCGTCCTTTTCATACATCAGAAGCAAGTCCGATAGCACAGGCTCGATGTTTCTCTCCCTCACGACCTTGAACAGAGTAAGAGCCATCGGCTCAACCATCATTTGCATACCTAGTATCATCTTGGGTGTTGTGTCTGCTTCCATTATCGATTGGAGAAAGTCTTGGGAGTGACTCTTCATTCCCTGGACATCGGCTGTCTCTATTCCTAGGAGGTGGAGATAGTCTCTCATCACATAGAAGTGTCTGGCTTCGTCGTGTGCTTGTGATGTCGCTGCCATCCTGGCTGGCTCGTCTTCGAACCGGGCTGCCAAGATGGAAGATATCTTCCAGGCTGCCAGTTCGCCCCATAAGATGGTGCTAAAAATGTTTCCGAGGGCTTTCTTTTTCTCTGGGGAGAGGCTTATTCCATTGTTCTTTTCGATACACTCTTGGAGATACTCTTTGCCATCCCAAATGTTTCTCTGCCCCTTGTGGTAAAGTTGCTCTATTCTATTGCTATTTCTGTATTCTTCGATAGACATAGGAGCGACCCCTTTCTATTCCTGTGAGGTGGCGACAACATCTAGATGACCTGTAGCAATATCGCCCTCGGTCGTTGTAGTGAAATTGATTCGAACTGCTGGTGGCTCGCCATCTGGCACTACAAGCTCTTCCACTTCGATGCCAACTGTGTTCACTATGTCGTCATACGACCACTCGTGAGGGAATGCTCCCGAACAAACAATAGCTTCTACATGTAAATCATCTTTATGTCTCTCGGCAGAAGAAGGCACGAATCGATGGACATGCCCTGGTGCCACATCTGGGTGGGTGATGCCTCCATAGAAAGTAAAGGCGACCATGGCGGATCCGTGGATACCAGCCATCAATACCTCAACATAAGTATGGTCTCCTTCGTCGAAGCCAGAGACAGAGCTGGGGTCTGACTCAATGTCCTCTACCTGCCCCACCACACCGTGGAGACTGCTGCCCACAATATCAACAAAAGTATCGCTGGAGTTGGAAAGGAAGCCATAGTAGTCGCCTCCGCTTGCTACCATAGATTGCTCTGATACTACATCGTATTGCCTCTCTAGCATACATCCGGAGAGGAATGATAGTGATACGATCAGTGTAAGTAAGTTCTTCATTTGTTGTTCCCTTTGTTCTTTTTCCGATCCTGCTTCTGGATCTTCTTTTCTAACTTAGATGTTTTCTCTTCTAGGCTTTCCAGTCTTAGCTGGGTGGTGTAATAGAAGCCTCCAAAGTGAGCGACAGAGCCGCCGACTAGGGCTATTAGACCTAGGATGGTTGCTAGTGTTTTTAGGTCCACCTTCATCTTGCTCCCCCTAAATAGTTTTTCTGAGCTCTTGTTCTAAGTGCTTGACCAGCTCTCGGACATTCTCAAGCTTTTTGCTTCTCATGTATTTCGTAAAGAATTGAATGAAGGGTCTTCGACGAGGATCTGTCCTAGCACTTAGAAAGTCGGTGCCGAATACACTGGCTGCCTCGTTCTTAAACCGAGTGAGCCTTTCCTCAACATCATCGATGTCTTCCTTGGTAACTATCACTTGACCTTCGAGGAACTTCCTTCGTAGCTCTCGCTTTTCGGGCTCATCATACTCTGGCAGCGGGTACTCCTCAAAGTCTGGCTTCTTGGACCACTCGTACAAATCTGTTTTGACCTCCAGCATGTCCTCCTTCGTTGGGAACCATTTCTCGGATGAGGATGAGTTAAAGTTGCCGGCTTCCAGCATCTTGGTCAGTTCCATTAGTGGAGGAAGAAGAGAATAGGATGACGCATTCCTCAGCTTTATGTGGAAGGCATCTCGCTCCTTCCCTCGATGTGTTCTTTCTTCTGGGTCTATGTCTAACTCTTTTCTCATTTCATCGAATTCGTCGTAGGATACTGCTGAGGGCTGGTTGTTCATATAGAACTCACTTTCTTTTTCTTCTGTCGGTATTATCTTTAGAGGGATCCCGTGGGATTGAGCAAAATCGCTTACCTCTTTTAATGCTTTGATATCGGCAAATCCAATATCTCGGTTGGGAATGTATTCATATTTTGTCGGCTTGTCCGATGCAATTGATCCTAGGATGCTGTCTGAATCAGTTGCCTTTCCTTTGAGGATCGGAAGGTAGACGACTATCTCTGTAATGTAATCAGCAGCATTCTCTATCCAAGGATCGTCTGTTATGATCCTATCTTCCATCTCTGACTTGCCGCCTTTAGTTCGATCCCGCCAGTAATCTACTGGTCCACCCGAATACTTCTGTCCGATCTTCTTGCCGTCTAGAGTGATACGAGTTTTGCCGTCCTTGACCAAAGGATATCCATGCTTGAAGGCTGATGGGGACCGTGCCGTAGAGAGAAAGTAGAACTTTCCCTTGCCAATGATCTCTTCAGCATCAGCACCGAAGACACCAGATGTCATAAGTCGGTTACCTTTGGCGATATCCGATAGTCTACCTAGGCTGGTGCCGTGATAGACGATATTGCTTATTCCTTCTTCCAGGTGGCTTCGCCAGTTCTCAAACAATAGCTTCATAGCTCTTACTCGCTAGCAGGCTTTTTCCTGCCTGGCTTCGTTGGTTCCATGGGAGATGCTCCAGCCACACCATCAAGGTGCCTCTTTATCATATCCAAGACGGATGGATCTTGGAGCACATATTGGACGGCTTGGCGGATACGATCATCTTCATTGCTGGGGGCAGTTTTGCCGGAGTTCTTGAAGTCGGGAGAGCCTTTGAGTGGTGGTCCTACCCTGGGCTCTTCCTCTGATTCTACAGACGAGAAGTAAGCCTTCACTTCCTCGGGAGACATTTTCTGTAACTGTTGCTTCGTTAGAAAGCCGTTACCTTCAATTAATATTCTCATAATATATAAATAGTCTTTCAGGCAGCAAAACCCCGATTTATATCTACCACAAACTAGTAGGCAACCCAGCCTGCTAGAATCAAATAACCTACAAAGAAAACGATTCCGAATGTTTTCCACTACCATCAGTCCAGCTCCTCTAGATCAATGACAAGCTTGCCAGCATCGTCCGTAGCTGGCTGTCTGATGGACATAAAGCCCATATAATCTACCACGCTATTCACAACATCCCTCATAGCACTGCTGTTGCCCGTAATGACTTCCACAGGCATCCTTTTCTTGTCGATGCTCTTATAGAGGAAGGCGGATAGCACTTCCGGAACATCAGCATGGCTAACCTTGTGGAGGTCTAAGATTCTTCCCTTATATTTCTTTAGTTTACTTTTCTTTATCGGTTTCATATTATCTCACTTTCTAAAAATCTTTACTTCTTTCTCTCTAAACTTCGTGAATCGTCGGCTTTCGAAAAACCGATTTCCGTATTTCACCTCTCCCGTTATGGAATACCCGGCATACCACCTTCCCCCTTTACAGGGGTCAACCTCATCCATCACTTTGGTGATCACGAATTGCAGCCCCCTTAGATTCCAGCGAGAGCCGCTGCCTTGACGTGACTCAACCAAGTCACCCAAACTGAACTTGGGCTCAGCATCAGAAGCTTCCAGCCATCGAACAAAATACTTATTCTGAGTCATTCTATTGAAGTCTCGGCGGGTTGGGATGTGCCCCTCTCGGTCTTTACAGTAAGCGATTCGTTGCCTGTAATAGTAAAGCGAGTTGGTGCTGTCAAAATAGCTGACTGCCTTTTCAAACAATTTCCTCTTTTGTTCCGAAGCTGAATATTCGTCTTCCCAGTTGTCGTCTGGGATGATATAATCCCTTTCCCACATCTCAACCATGGCAGTCTGCTTGGTGCTCAATTCGCCCTTTTGGGCATATTGCCTTAGTAGCGACTTGGCTATGCCGATGCTATTCCAGTTCCCTTGCCGCTCAAATACGATCAGGCATTCTTTAATTCTCTCTGGAATGGTGTCGTCCTTTATTCGAACCATGCTTCAATCTCCTGGTTCCTCTCGGGAGTAAGTAGCTCTGCTTTCTTGACAGAGGGCATAAACTTATACTTTCGAGGCTGAAGATACCACTCGTCTGGTCCCTCTTCAGCAAATGGACCTATGACCATGCCCGTAGCCCACCTTCGAAGCTCTACAAGATCAAAAGGGCAGTTGGTGCTGTTATACAGTGCCACAATGTTCTGAAGCTGGCGCTTTCCTCGCTCCCACACATTGTGATCATCACTATAGTTATAATACCAGTCGTGTGCTTTTAGCTTTTTCTTGAAGTCCTGTTTCATTATCGTATCCCTTCTTTTCTCGCGAGGAATAATCCCGCTAAGGTTGTTGTTGCTCCGCCACACACAGGAAGCACTAGCCAGTTCCACCAAACCACATCAATTCCCAGAATGCCCGAGAGGTGGAGTCCCTTTATCCCTATCAACAAAATGAGAATGAAGAGAGACCAAAAGAAGAAGTCTAGAATAACTAATGCCTTAAGCTTGCCGCTCATATGTTTCAACTTCATTATGCTTTATCCGTTCGCCAAGATGTTCTCTAGTTCTTCTTGATCGACATCGAATCTTTCCCAGTTGGAAGGCAGATCTTTCACATAAGAATTGATGTGTCCGGAGGTGGTTCGAGTCCGGATTCTCTTGCCTTTCTCGTTTGCTCCGTTAGTGATGAACACCGCCGGCTTTTGCCCGGTGGCATAGTGAGTATGAACCACTACTGGGGTTTCATATGAAAACAGGACAGTGTGTTTGCTTGTTTTGAGCTCAGTTTGGTTTGATCCGAGTTTTGTAAGCTTGAGTGACATAGTGGTGATCCCTTTCGTTTGTTGTTATAGGATCATCGTAGCACAGAGGGATCACTCTGTCAAGAACATAATAACAGTTTTTTTTACACAGACATATCGGGCACTTACGAGAGCCAGATCTCGTCCCAAAAAAAGTATAGCCTTTTCAGATACTTATGTTTTCATCAGCAATATCAGGCACTTCCGCTGTTTTATCAAGCCATGGTGATGAAATGATCTCTATGTTCTGTTCCTCGAACCAATAGACTTCTACGATCTCCGAATACATTCCCTCAAAACTATCTAGCACAATGCCTACTTTCACCCATGGTGTCCTTGGGTAGGCTGTTAGCCGACAATATTGAACCAAGTCGCCTCGCTTATAGGTTATTTTTTTTTCGAGTATCAGGAGATACTTCTTGGAGGAAATTTTTCATAGAATTCACATCCGTTCCGAGAGGAGGCTTGAAGAATGGAAAAATAGCATGAATCAACTGAGTCATCGAAACAAGAAAGCTTCGCCACGAGATCCGTGAAGCAGCTTTAAAGTGCTGCCAGTAAGTTTCGCCAACTTCATTTGGGTGCTTTGTAAATAATTTCTTCAGCATTCTTCTTCTCCCTTTTCAGATTCTGGGTGGATGTAAACCACCTCTTCTTTCCTAAAAGCTTCTTGCCACCAGGCACCCTTGACGGTGATCTCGTCGCCCTGTAAGCTAATAATCATTCCCACACTTGGAATCTTCTGGAGGCTTACTTGAACCATGTCGCCGACTGTCGGCTGCCAATCGTCACTAGTCATAGCTCTTGAGTCTCTCTCGGATGGCATTCGATAGCCTCGTAAGATTGAAAAACACTGCTGCACCATTTATCGAGAGTAATAGCCCTAGAAAAAGGACATTTGTCACTGTAGCCACATCATGAGCAACTATCATAGCCACACCCTCAAGACAAATGAATAAACAAAAAAGACTCACAGCAAGAAGAAGGACTGATATCCCCACCTCACATCTCTTTTTCATACCGATCATTTTTTCAAAGATTTTCATTTGATTTCCTCCTGTTTAATAAGCTCCAGATTCCATGACTTCTAGCGTCATATTCGATCACATTTGACGGCTCTCTCTTCCGAGGTGCCATGTATGACTCGACCCATTCTCTCAAGTCATAAAGCTCTTCTCGCTGACCGATAAGCTCTGGGTNTCTGTCGAATCGTAGTTTCCTATCGATAGCCTCAATAGAGCTGCCAAGCTCTTGTAAAATTAGTTCAGAGTTACATGTGTTAAAGATTATTACATTTTTTATTCCTCTTCTATGAATGATTCGCCCGTGAGCTCTTCCAGTTTCCTAATCATCTTTTCCATTTTGATTCTGACAACCTTGCCAGTTTTTGAGTTTCTAGAATAGTATTGCCATTCGCCTTCAGTATCGTGTGGAGAGATTTTGTGTTTTCATTGCCGGAAGAGTCCTTGACATACATCTCACCCGATTTGGCATACAATACCGCTGAATCTGATGGAGTGGAAGGCTCAGTGGTGTCCTTTGCCTTAAAGAGGGATGTCGATAGAGTCCCAGCTTTTGCCACATCCAAAGAACCGTTTACACTCACGAGGCTGCCTCTAGCTCTGAGGAGGGATTCGCTATCGTCAGAATCTACTCTTAGGCAAGACTCCGGGAGTTCGAAGACATTGATATCTCCATCGTGGTATGCTGTCCAGAAAACTTTACCAGTAGTGCTTTCAACATCGATTCCATAAGCAGTGGTGCTCGATACGAGTAGTTCAACCTGTGTCCCCCCATCCATATCAGCACGGTATACTCCTCGGTCAGCAGTGGCTCCGCTATCGGTCCAGTATACCTTCCTAGTGCTAATGTCCAAAGAGAGGTGTAGGGGTCCAGTTCCTGGGTCTGAAACCACAGATTCAATTGTACCGCCTGCCATTGGGGCTTTCTGTATCTTATTGGTACTGCCATCATTAGTCCAATACATCGTGCCGTTAGCAATATCGAGAGCGATGTCTCTAGGCATACCGGCTGAACTTACAGTCGCCACCACCTCGGCACTACTTCCATCCATCGTCGCTCGCCAGATTTTGTCCGAACTGTTTTCTACCCAATACATCATATTTGAGGCAACATCAAGAGCGATTCCATAGTAAGTGTGGCTCGTGCTTTCAATCAAAGTCTCTTCATTCGAGCCGTCCAGATCTGCTCGCTTGATTCTTCCGGAGGCAGGAGATGAGGTGTATTCCGTCCAATATATCTTGGAAGCGGCTTCATCCACATCAACACTGTGTCCGGCACTTGAGAGGGTCACCAGTGTAGTCATCGAGTCGCCCTCTATTGAGATGCTCCTAATCCTCTGCCCCGTCAATTCGGCAAAGAATACTTTGCCAACTGATGGCACTGCTTTAACCCCAACTGGCTTTGTCGCAGAAGCAAATAAAGTTTGCTGTCCGACCAGTGTGAGTTCGGTAGTGGGATTGGTGGAGTAAATCTCTGGGGCTGTGATAGAACCATTGACTTTTATCTCTCCCTCGATGGCGAGCGACCCCGTTACTTGGATAACATCATCCGATGTGTTACCTAGCTTTACCTTTCCGTCATCGGTAAGCTGGAACCCGTAAGTCCCGTCGCCTCCGTCTTTGTAGCCTATTCCTGCCATCTTACAATTCCCTCCATTGTTGAATCATTTCACCTCTTGCCTCATTCGACAAAGTATGTCGTTATGTGAATCCAGACTAAATCGCTTACCAGCCTCAGCGATAACCACGCTATAATGCCCTTCTGTATATATGTTTGATAATTCGTGATAGCACCTTAGTGCTGAATATCTAAGCTCAAAATGCTCTTGTAGTATTACAGAGCTCAAATCTGAATAGGTTGGATGTTCCAATACCACGGTAACACTATTCATCGATGCCTCCTTGCTCTTGCCTTGCTTCATTCGCTTTCTTGAACATATCGCCCATATCACTCATGGGATGTACCTCTCTCTTAAAATCTTTTATCTTCCTGCCCGCCAGAGTAAAGCAATTTTCTATTAAGTCTAGCTCTGCAGACAGCGGTCCAACAATCACTTCAGTGGGGCTGGTATAAATTACCATCTCTCTCTTCTTCTTTGACATCTTCCAAGTTCCTTAATAGCTCTTAATACAATAAAGGTTGCACCAAGTGCCAGTATCGAGTAGCAATATATCACCGGACCTATTCTTGCTTGTTTCCTATCAACCATCTTAATGCCGATCTCCTTGTTGAGAACCCGTCACTCATACCAAAAATAGATATGCTTTGAGTGGCAGACTCAATTGCTCGTATAGTGTAACGACGACTGAACCCAACGATCCTCGATGTAACAAAATACCTTTCTCTGATAATTTCTGTCTCTACCTTAACGCCGGCTGCCAAAAGTTCTTTACGACATTCGACCAGTAGATCGTTGTTAGACTTTCTCAAAGCCTATGGCTCCTCCGCTCACACTTCATTCGATCTTATCCAGCTTACCTCGATCCATCGATTGGATTCCGAATCGGAGTAGCGAACAAAGGTATCTAAAAGGCGAGTCTTCACCTCATGTACAGTTGGCATCAGGTATGCCCGAGGGAGCTTCGTCATGTCATATCTATAACTCCACTCGCCGGCTTCGGCGGATAAGTAGACCCATTCTAAAATACTGTAAGCAACTTGGCGAGCATGAGCGTTTACCTCTTCCTGTTGCTCTGGGGATACAAAACTCTTCTTACTTTCCTCTTCCGCGATAGCCCTCTTTGTGATGCTCATCAGCTTTTCTTTATCCAGTGTAATATCTTCTGGCGGAGTTTCATAGAGAGCGTCAATTTCCTTCTGCTTTTCTTCTTCGCTTTTTGCTTCCTCTTCATCAAAATAAATATCGAACTCTGTCCAATCGTTAGTCATCATAATGCTTTCCTTTCATTGTATGTTCCTCGTTATAAAGATGGCACGGGTTGCCACCGCTTGAAAAAGATATTCGTAGTATGTCCGAGAGTCTGGTTGTCCTGCCTGTTGGCTCCACAGTACCCAAGCATCCATATAGTCTTGTAGTATTGTTGAGGCTTCCGTGAGCGGCGGCAGTCCACCCTCTTGAGACTGGAGTTCTTCGATGATGGAAGCTAAATCTTCCATACTGTCACCAGCAAACTCATCGCCGACTTCCACAGAGCCGCTAAACTCGTCATCTGTCATGACTGTGGCTTTCCTGAAGTTGATAAAAATAGCATTTCGTATTCTCCCATGGTAAATTTTGCCCCTACAGTAAGTAGTATTATTTTAGTACCAACACCCTCTCTTTAGTCTTAAAGTATGGCATCGATGCTCCGGTCGGGTCCGTTATCCAAGCTCTTTGGCATTTAGAAGCCTTTGGCATCGGGGCATACATGTCAGTCAATATCAAGTGACCATCGAAATTATGTTGATTTACATATTCTGTCGGGGCATCAAAATTGGTTCCCCCTCTTAGAACTCTCTTCACCTCTCGGCGCTGCCCCTTTTTCCAGACGAACACTTCATCAGAGTAAACCATATCATCGAAAGGGATCACTACGAACTCTGCAATCTTAGCGAGGGACTCAAGTTCCGAGAAAAAGAGCTCAAGAAGATTGTCGCTCACAGAGCCAGACTGGTCAATACTAATGGCTATCCTTGCCTGTCGCTCTGCCTTTTTGCCGGCATGGACATACGGATACCGACGATTGATCCGCTTGATGGAAGACTTCTTGGATGATGTCTGAGACGTCCTCACGAAGTATCTAAGCATCTTTCGCCAATCAATCGTAGCAGAGCCTATCTTTGTCCGAATCTGTTCTCTAACACTGTGTGATAAAGAGCCCCACCCTCGACCCTTGTCACATTCCTCGACAGCCTTCTGAGCCATATCCTTAAATCTCTCTTTGGCTATCTCTCTGGTCTGGGAGTCGCTCTTGCCCCACGATTCGTGACTGTCGAACTGACCCTCTGGGTTGCCGGAGCCATCTGAGGAGCCAGATGGGGGAGACAAGAAGCTTGGATCTTCTTCTTTCTTCTTCTTTAGTGCCTCAAAGTACCACTCTGCTGTTTGAAGTGGAGCCATCTCACTAAACTCATCGACACCTGGAATACAGCACTTCGGTGGTAGCTCATTCTTTATGAACCCATTGATAGCAAGATCTGTAGCAATGTTCCACATCGGAGACATTCCTGCTTCTGGAAGTCTTTCTGTGACATGTTCGAAAACAAGGTGGTAGAACTCATGCTTAATGACCCCAGCTTTTTGTTGATCGGTGAGGGTATCGAAATACTCAGGATTGTAAAACATCTCGAACTGACCGGAATCTGGATTGATGCCGATTCCAGCAGTGGGAACCCCTAGTGTCTCCCTCTTATCAATTCGCCGGGAGAGGGCAGCAAAAAATGGCTCATCCTGTAGGAGCCTGAATATATGTTTATTCAAATCAAACGGCATTTAACTCACCACTCTTTCTTTTGCTTGGCTGACTCAATGCTCTCACCCGCTTATCTGTGGGCGAGACTAGGCTTTTCCTGTATCCTCTGGAATTATCCATCCACCAAACATAGAAGTATACTTTCCTCTGGGCTGTATTGTATGGATCTTGGTGTACACCATAGACAAGACCGACTAGTCCGGTTTTCCGGTCCTCGATCAAGTCACCTGGGTAGAAGTCATGCCGGCGCATTCCACTCTCTTTCGGCTGCCCAATCAATATAAGACATAATACATTTAGCGGCACAGTTCTCGTATGCTCTCTCGTCTAGTTTTATTCCTAGCCCCTCGGCAAGTTCTTTGCCGTTCTTCCATGCCTGCATCTCTTCATCCAGGAGCTGGACCCTGTAGGCATATGACTTGATAGGCTTGCCGGTGAGGTCCGACTTTGCTAGCAGTTGATATTTTCCATAGCGGTATGCTCCGTTGGATCCGTCTTCACGGTTCATAGCATGCCCAATCTCATGTAGGAGAGTGAACATTTGATTCTCATCTGTCTGAGATTCGTTAATGATAATCAACCTATCCTCTGGCATATATCTATCACACTGACCCGTGGTAAAAACAACGGTGACTTGCTTGACTTCTTTCGCCCATTTTACTAGCTTATTGATGCTCTTGCTGTATTTACTCTTATATGGCATATCATCGCTCCTTTTTTGCCTGTGAATATATTACCCTATCATATACAGATATATCTGTCAAGCTCTTTTTTGGTATTTTTTTACCCCTTATTAATCAGGCACTTATGCCTGCTCCACAGCCTCCTGATCTGCCATATTCGATACCAGGGACACGACATGATCTCCGATCCGCCTTCCGTCCACTTCTGTGCCGTGAAAACTAAGAATATTCTCTCTCAATTGAGACTTTCCGATGATGCTGAACAGCTTCATTGCCATTTCGCCGGGAATTGATACAAAGTATCCAGCGAGATTCGAGAGATTGCTTTCAGACAGGAGAGTGTTGAATATCCCAGAAGCTTCCATCTTCTCAATCAAAGCACCGTGCTCATTGATGTCGAAGTCTTTCGTCATCGAAATATTGCCTTCATGGATAACATCCTCAACAGTAACCTGTTTGCCATAATTGATGGCGAAATCTCTGAGAGCGATTGCAGCTTCGAAGCCGACGAATCCCTGAGAGAGAGTGAAGAGTAGAGGCTCGTGCATCTGGGCTAGCTGGTCTGAACATGTCTTGAGTGTCTTGTCGAGACGGACCCAAGATCGTCGGCTGGGGTATACTTTGTTCGGCTCGAAGTTATCCAAGTGTTCAAGGTGGCTTCGATTCTGGTTGATAAAATCCCATACCACTTGCGAAACTTCCCCCTTTGACCATGTTAGCCAATCTTCGACTGTGGGCTCCACATCAAAAACAGTGTATCGATCCAGTTCTGCTGGATCCATCTCTCCCACTTGATACTCTGAACCGTGCTCTCCGCCATTGACGGCGGCAACGATGACAGTATTCTCGTGTAGAGAGTATCCGTTGATCTTTCGGCTATCGGTTAGCTCAAAAATTCCCTGCCTCACCTCTGGGATTGCTCTATCAATCTCGTCTAGAAACAAGAGGACACCACGAGAACATGCCTCCATGAACCAGTCTGGTGGGTTCCATCGAGTTGACGAGGAGTCTGAAGAGATGGACGGTAGCCCAATCAGATCGCCTTCCGTCATCTGTGATGCTCGACGCTCGATAACGCCATCGGTGTATCCCAGCATTTCCTCAATCTGATAGACTATCTCTGACTTGCCGATGCCGTGGCGACCTCGAAGAATAACAGGGTATCGAGCTCCAAGGACGACGGGGGCTGCTGAAAGAAATGTTTTAAAATCTACTGATGCCATAATAGCTTTTCCTTTTCTCTTTTAATTTTGTAAGTAAGCCAATCTAAAAAACACTGGCGGCTAAAGTCTTTTTCTTCTTTTCTCTAAGTAGTAACTGCCTTGATGGCAACTCTCAATATTTAAATCCAAAAAATAGTCATCAATCCCATTCCACCCAAGATAGAAGCCAAGAGGTTGGCTCTGAGCTAGAGCCGTCTTGCTAATGGTCACTGGAGAGATTACATTCCACTCACCAGATGAAAGAAAGGGATATGAACTATAGTCAGCGGCTCTATCTGGTGTCCGGATCCGATGTGGTTTCAGAACTTCAGAATAAATATATGTTCCCTTCTTGCTATCGTAAGTTCTATCGAGCTCGTGTTGAGGGAATTTAACTCTCCGGATAGTGCTCCCAATATGATAGTTGGGCACTCCGTTCAGCATCTTTATTGATACCCATCGGCGACCTGGCTTTCTGTAGAAGAGTTGTTCCCAGTGGAGACCAGTAACCATTGCCAGTGGTGTGGGCTCATTCTCTGTAGTCTCTTTGTTTGGGATAGTAAACTCGATAAGAGCACCTGGACCGATCCCTCGCTCTACCATATCGTCCACGACAAGATCAATAAACTTTCTGTTTATCTCCGCTGCCTTAGACTTATCTCGCCTAAGAGGGGCACATGTCCTTCTGTCATGACCTTCGTCGCGACAATAGGAGCATCTTCTTGGTTTCCTCGTGGTCACTTTTTATGCCTTTCCAATAAGATGATCTGTCATATCAGTATTGCCGTATTTTATATGTATCTCATCGAAAGCGGAAGAAAGACGAACCCAGTTCTTGCCTCGGGGCGAAATCTTACCGTAGGTCGCGACAACCATGTACTCATCTGGATCATAGAGGGAGATAATGTCCATTATAGTCTTCTTTTCGAAAGAATCCATTGTAAATTCTTTCGTCACGGTTGGCACACTGAGCCCATCCTTGCTTTTCTGATAAATCTTAACGGAAACCATTCTTGCTGCTCCTTTGTGAGTAATGTTGATTTACATATTATTACACAAAGCAGAGATCATGTCAAGTCTTTTGTGAGGATTTTTTTACTCGGCTGGTTTTCTTGGACTTTTTTGCCCTCGATTTCTTTGGCTTTGCTAAGTCGCTGTTTTTACTCGCTTTCGGTGCTTTCACCTTATCTTCCGGCTGGTTAGCTTCCTCTAGTGCCCGAATGCGATCTCTCTGGTATTCTACGAGATCACTTAGCTTGGACACCTCCGATTTAGATTTGACCAGTTCGGCAAATAAATTCTCAATTTGCTGTTCCATTTCTTTTACGATTTTTGCCGCCTTGGTAGGTATAACATGTACATTACTGTTTTCCCTCATCGACTGTGCTAGTTGTTGTGCCGGTGAAATTCGGCTTTGCTTGTTAGACATTTTCTCACTCCTTTCCCTTACAGTATCCCAGTGGGATAAACTTGGGTAGCATAATATACATAGCACGAGCCATATAAAATAACTGCTAACCACTCTCTATTCATCTTCTTAACTAAAAGTCCATAGCTACGAAGAACGAACATCCAAATCAAACACATCTTGACTATGGCGACGCTTGCCGTAAATAGGGACGAAATAAGCATAGCGAAAGATAAGATACATAAAAGACCGTATCTATCGTTCTGGGGGAGTATTTCTTTCTCTTCGTTTGTTTCTTCTTGTTTCTCTTCAGACATTATCACTTTTCTCCTTTGGTGATTCTCTCACCTTCTTTTTCGGGGGTGGCGGATTATCTCCGTAGAATGTCCAGTGCCATGGCTCCGCTTCCACATCATTGTAGAATCCATACCGCTTGGCATTTCGCTTCATCCACCAATACAAGATTGTCCTGTATCTCTTCCCTTGAATGATTCTAGTTGTGCCGCCCACATCGATGGACAGTCCCATTTGGTGATTGCTCCAACCGGGTGGTGCTGCTAAATCACCTCTCTGCCTCTTCATCCGATGCTGCTCTCCGTGGGTACGGAAGGCACTGAGCACATCTAGATAGAATCCATCCTTAGCTGCTTGAACTGACATCTCTCTAAAGTTATCAGAAGCATCTCGTGATAGAAAGAGGGTCTTCGCTTTTCTCTTCTGTAGGATCGAAGATACATAGAGGGGCTTAGGCTCTCCGCTTTCATACCCCCTAACTTTCATAGAAAAATTGGTAGCACTGACATCGCCAGAGCTAATGAAAAACATGAGTAAAATATTAGAAACTATCATCTTATCTCCGCTCAACTCTTTTCTAGCAAGCAAAGATCTTGCTCGTCCATCCAAAGCTTCTTATCTTCCAGTGTCCACCAAACATACACCTTTGGTAGCAGCACGGAAAATGACTTTCCTGCCCTATGATCTCTCAAGTCGTGCATATCAAAACTCCTGAACTCTGTTGATAAAATCAACCCAACTCCCGATCTCAAAGAGAGATCACTTCTTAAGTATACCAGATCTCCCACATGAAAGTCAAGCACTTTTTTCTGTCGTATGTTCGAATCTTTAGGGTCCGTCATCATACCAGTAAGTAGTGCCCCCTCCTAGAGTCATGCCCCTCCGTCTACTCCGTATAAGCAGATGTTGGCGAATATATCGTTTAGGACTTCGGTATAGCGGTTTCCGTCAGGTGGAGAAATTTCATAATATCTGTCTGGATCTCCGTAAATTATCTCGTGGAAGCCGAAGAAGAACTGTGTCTTGTTTATGATAAATGTCTCTATCTCGTCGCCTGGCTCACAAGAACCGATCTGGCAGTTGTGAGCATTCAGATACACCGAAGATGCTTGAAGCGAGGACCAGCTCTGTGCTGGCTCGTCGCTGATCAAGATTATGTAAGGGTAGGCGTCTGCCCTCCAGCCGATGCCGGCAGGATCAGCGGGATCCGACAGGTCATACATCACATCTATGGATGGCTCATACCCTCCGCCTTGGGCATTTATTATAGATGTCAGTGCGGTAAGGAAGGTATTTACATCAACCAGAGGTGGTGCCGTCTCAACAATGTAGGGTGCTCCACTTCCGCCCATGCCGTCTGGATAGTCTGGGAATGAAACAAGGGCAAAGCGATGCTCTGTGTCTTCGAAGTCTGCTACATAGTTCGAGATGCCCTCGGCGAGAGCAAGAATGTATGGAGTCATAGAGCCGGAAATATCAATGGCGAATACCATATCTACTCTGTCGTGGATATTTAGATCTTCGTCTACTTCTCCGTCACAGTCGTTGTCTAAGCCATCACACACTTCCTCTGTTGGTACTATCTCTCCAACACATTCGCCAAACTCGCCGGCTGTACAAATAGCAACTCCGGCTTTGCACTCTCCAACTCCCATATTCTCCTCTGGCTGGACACCACATACGACTTCCATTCCATCTATGATGTTGTCACAATCGTCATCCCAATTGTTACATACCTCGGTATCTGGACCAAACCAAAAGCACTCTCCCCATACTCCAAAGTTGTCACACACTTGGATTCCAATGCCACAACTCATCATAGCACCCGTGTATTGATCCATCATAGGATCCTCTTGGCATGTCTGAGCATCGCCCTCTACACAAGGACAGTCTTCGTCCACCTCTCCATCACAGTCGTTATCAACACCGTCACAATACTCTATTCCAGGCGAGGGTGCTGTACAGCCGCCCCAAGAGCCATAGGAACAGAACTCTATACCCATCCCACATTCAGTCTCACAGAGCCTTTCCAGATCGTTATCAATGATGCCGTCACAATCGTTGTCGATATCATCACATACTTCATTCTGGGAATACTGGGCATCGATACAGAGGAGCTCTCCATTAACACAGGAGTTGCTGCCATAGGAGCATTGCCCGACAGTAGTGTCTGGACCACAGGGGAATCCCTCCAGCCAAGATTCTTCGTCTACTTCTCCGTCACAATCATTATCAACAAGATCACACAATTCGTGTGCTGGTAATACCTGTTCTTCACATCCGGTCCAAGCTCCGGCTATACATGAGACTGCCCCAGTCTGACATGGGGTGCCTTCGAAAACAGAGTCAGATTCGCCGGTCCAGCATTCATAAGGACCAATCTCGTCTATCTCGCCGTTACAGTCGTTGTCAAAGCCATCACAAGTCTCGGAGGCATTCGGGTGGATGTATGGGTCGCTGTCGTCACAATCAGCAGGATTTAGGCATGACCAATAGTCATTGAACAAATCACCGTCGGCATCAGTGGACAGTCCATTGTCTATAGTGCCGTCACAGTCGTTGTCCAGACCATCACATACTTCATCAACGGGCTTTATCTCGTTGACACAGATTTGTCGGTTTAGGGCATCACAGGTGGTATTGCCGAGCTCACACTCGCCCTTTGCTCGGGAGATGATGTCGTTATCAAAAACATATATACCACCGTCAGAAAGATTTAGGCACGGGCTAGGCTCTGGGCATGAAAAGAAGAGAGGTTCATCGTCACAATTACATGCACTCGTAAGTGCCATCATCGTCATAAGAAACATCCATATCTTTCTGATCATCATAGATTCACCTTCTTTTCGCTAGTCGCCTTCCTTTATTGTTGCCATATTTATTATATCTTGTTTCCTGTCATCTGTCAATTGACTGAACCACTTTGAGACAGTTTTGTCTGATGCCTCAACAAAAACACTACCAACACCATCACAGTACGAACATGAGTATACTTTGTTTAAGCACACTAGGCATCCCGTCTTCACATAGAGCTTGCTATGTTCATTTTCAGGCATTTTTGTTCGTTTCAAGCATTGTTTCCGCTTGCTCTCCCTAAAATAACTAGTTCCTAAAAAGCTAAAAAAGAAAAAACACACCGAAGTGTGTTTTTCTATACATACCAAATTTTACCCAATCGAAATAACAGTTGGTTTCGCCTCTTCGGTAGGAGGGATAGTAACCCTCAGTAGTCCATTCTCGAAGGACGCGTCTGATTTATTCAAATCAAGCTGATTCTCGTAATCAACAAACGACTTCGAGAAAGACCTCCTAGCAATCCGTCGTGAGGTTGTATCTCCTTTTGAGATGGACTCACACGAAATCGTAATGTAGTTATCCCTCACCTCCACCTTCAGGTCTTCCCTGGAGAAGCCAGCGAGAGCTACCTCGATTACTTGATTGTTTTCCTCGTCTTTATATATGTCCGTAAGGGGATATCCTTCTGTGGATTTCTTAGTGACCTCGCCGGACCAATCTGGCGAGCGAACGATCAATTGCTCGAAGATCGAGTCCAGCACCGATTGCCCCATGATGGACGGAAAGTAATGGTTTCTAGTTAGTTTAGTCATGTCTGTTCTCCTTTATAAGCAAGCTTATGACTTAGTTAGTGTGCCCCTAGAAGGCGGCACAGATACAATGTAAACACCACAGAGTGGCTGTCAAGTGGTGGACCCGGTAGGATTTGAACCTACGACCAACCCGTTATGAGCGGGTCGCTCTACCGCTGAGCTACAAGTCCAAGCAGATTAGATCATAGCAGATCGCCTCTAATCTGTCAAGCTATTTCTCGATGTTTTTGTTTTCTATGAAACTACGGCACCTTCTGACCAAAAACGTCTATTCTTTCTTTCGTTTGTGATCACCAGAACTTCAATGCCGTCTGGTGTGATCTTGTGCTTGTAGTATTCTAGGCACCCATAAAGTGGCTTACCTTCTTTCCTCTGGAACTTTTGTCTTGGTGGTGGTCTATTCAAGTATGCCAGGCATCCCTCGACTATTTCCTTCTCCGTAAGTCCATCTGACTTTAGTTCCTCATGATCAACTTCTAAGTATCCTCCGACAACCCAGCGCTTTGAGCCAAATCCTTTGACATTCCAAAACATAGAGCCGTGATACCTGCCGTGCCTCTTCTCTTCGTTCCTAAATGAGAACTCCTCGATTGGCTTCCATTTACAGGGGATTTCCATAGCTGCTCCTATTTTTTCCGTGCCTCAAGAAACTCAATGAGTTCTCGGGCGCCGCCAACTAAGTCCATTGCTCCGTCGCTCTTACAGTATAAGATGACGGGAACTGTCTCGTGTCCGAATTGCCTCTTCACCATATCGAGATAGCCCTGGCATTTATCGACGACAGACACCACATAGCTTTCTCGGTGTTCTTCCAGTAGCTCTATAGCTTCTCGGCAATATGGACAATCCACTTTTATAAACAGATGGTAAAATGAAAACATTTCCTATCCTTTCAAAAGGCGAGAGTTGGCGGTATAGCATTTTTCCATAACCTGTGCTGGAGTTCCTATCACTACCAATGCTTCCTCTGCAGTGGATCCAAGCACGATCCTGGAAAATGATTGCTGCTTGTGGAGATCCCACGGAAGCTTACCTTCATCCAAGAGCCTCTTAGTATTATCGTCCCTCTTGACACTCACTATACTATCTGGGTTTACAAAGACCTCTTTTATTTCGTAGTTTCCCTTCCCTCTGTCCACTACCTCTACAAGCTCAATTAACATCTCTCGCCTCCTTCTTGCCAAAAGGGTAGGCACATTCTTGGCGAATCGTCCATTCCCTCCCTAGGCAATAAATCTTGTAATACTTTCCGTCACTAAGACTTTCCTGAGTCAGGATGCCTAATGTGGGCTCGGTGGTAAACTTAAACGAGCCTTCGGCATCAGAAAGAAGAAGGACGTTTGATGGAACATGAACTAGATCACCGCTCTTCATCGGGCTGTGCCTCTGAGGTATCAAGTGTCATGTGCTCCTCGTATTGGCGTAAAATAGAAATACAGTCCTCTATTCTGGATTCTATCTTTTTCATGTCCTTCTTCATATCTTCCAGCGAAGAGATGGCTCGACTACATCTGCCTTGGGACAGGGAGTCAGAAGCTGCCCTACTGTTGTTGGCTTCCAACTGTAAGTTGTTAGCTATGTCGGAAATCAATAATTTTATATCTCCCGGTAAATCCTTGAGGGATGTTCGGAAAGAGATCTTTACTTCGCTCACAAATACCTCCATACTTGTCCAATGCTAGTCATAATCATAGCACCCTAATATAAATAAGTCAAGTGTTTTTTTTGTTTAGCCTAGGGTTTTTGTGATGGTGTATGCAACAATACCTATCATTGTCGATACAACCATCCAAATAATCTTGGAAGATGTCTTCTGCCATGCCTCTAGCTCTCTAAGCCGAGCATACAATCCTTGATCGGGATGGTATACCGATTCTCGGACTTTCGCCATGTCTTCTGCCATGTCTTCCTGCCTATCTTTCAGTTCATCAATTTTCATCTCTAGCATGTCCAGCTTAGAATTAAGCTCAGCTAGTTGCTTTACTGTCTCGTCGGAGTCCATAGGCGACATAAAAAATCCTCTTGGCTAGATACTATAAATAGTGTGTTAGTCCTCGATAATGGCATGGCTCGTAGTAATAAGTGTCCCTATTGCCGATACAGCATTCTGAAGAGCACACCTGGTTACTTTTGCTGGATCTATGATTCCGCTACCCAGCAGATCCACCGTATTGCCTGTTGACATATCGAAGCCATAGCCCTCGTCAAGCCCTAGGGCTCCGTCTAACAAGACATCTGGCTTCTTGCCGGCATTAGCCGCCATTTGCCGTAAGGGCTCCTGAATCGCCTTGAGCACAATCTGAGCACCATATTCCTGGTCAGAGTTATCTGCCTGTATCTCCACACCTCGGGCTGCCGACAGGAGTGCCATGCCTCCGCCACATACCATCCCCTCTTGCTGAGCTGACTTCACTGCCTCAAGAGCATCTTCGATACGATGCTTCTTTTCTGTCATTTCTATTTCAGTGTTGCCCCCCACACTAATGATAGCAATGCCGCTAGCCAATCTAGTAATCCTCTCCTGGATTCTCTCACAAGCCTGCATGTTGTCTGTCTGCTCAAAGAGTGATTTAAGAGAGTCAATCCTTTGTTCTACTTGGGCAGTATCCCCGTTTCCGCCAACGATGGTTGTAGCTATTTTTGATGCCTCAATCGTTTTAGCGTTTCCGAGGTGAGTCAGCTTGATGTCACGAAGGTTGAGCCCCGACTCTCTCGTTACAAAAGTGGCACCGACACTGGTAGCCAAGTCTTGGAGGATGTTCCTTCGCTCGTCTCCGTAGCGAGGTGCCTTGATGGCGGCGACCTTCATCGTTCCCCTCACCGTATTCATAATCATTGCCGCTAAAGCTTGACCCTCAATTTCTTCTGCTACGACGACGATGGGGCGACCATCTCGTGCTGCCAGTTCTAGTGCTGGGAGGATATCTTCCACGAACTCAATCTTTTCATCTGTGATTAGGAAGAGAGGATCGTTATACTTTAGAACTCCTCTCCGCTCATCAGTGATAAAGGCACTGGCGGCATAGCCGCTGTCGAAGCGGAAGCCCTCAACTACATCTAGGCTAGTCTCTAGAGATTTACCGTCCTCGATGGTTATTGAGCCGTCCTTGCCGATCATATCGATGGCTGTGGAGATGAGCTTTCCTATTGTCCGATCACCGTTAGCCGAGATGGTGGCGATGTCTTCGATGTCGTCCAGCTTCGTCACTCTCTTAGCACTGGCTCGGAGGTTATTTACGATAACGGCTGTTGCCTTGTCGATGCCTCGCTTGAGCTCAACTGGAGATGCTCCAGCAGCGATGTATTTCTGTGCCTCAATGAAGATTGCCCGAGAGAGGACGATGGCTGTGGTGGTGCCGTCGCCAGCACTGGTGTTCGTCTCTTCGCTTGCCTGTTTGATTACTTGGGCACCGACATTTTCGAATGGGTCAGCAAAGTCTATGAACCGTGCTACTGTTACCCCGTCTTTGGTTATGATTGGATTTCCATTCTTAGGCTGAATAACAACATTCCTGCCCCTTGGTCCCATTGTGGCGGCAACATTGTCCGCCAACTTGTTAACTCCGTCTAGAATTTTTTGTGATAAAGAACTGCCGTCATCATAATTTTTCATGTATCCTCCGAGAAAAGAAAAATCTCTCCTAGTATTATAACCGTATTATTTAGAAAGTCAAGGATTATTTTAAGCGGGATCTCCGCTCATCTTTATTGATGAAGCCAGAGGCATACTCTCCCACTTGAATCTAATCCTAAAAAGCTTCGAAGCGTCGGTTCCAGTTCCTGCCCAAACAACAATTGAGTTTTTTCCCACCGGCTCAAGTTCGATATGTTCAGAAGAAATCTTTTTAACCTTCTCGTTCTCAATCGGATCAGAAACAGTTGCCGAGTATTTGCCTCCAGTTCCGTGACCAGTAACCTTGATGTAGTACGGAAATACATCGCCAGCGTCGATCCACTCTTCTAGGAAGTGTTCTTTGAGATCGTCGATATCCATGTCCAAGTAAAAGCTCAACAAAGCATCCCTCAGTGCCATTAATACCTCAGTGCCAGCATCATAATAGTGCTGAGTCTTTGGGTTCGTTCTGGATGCCTCTATCCCCTTCAAGTATTGTTTTCGCCCTGACGTGGTTGTGGCTCCGCCGAAATCTAACTTCTCCAGATTCTTCTTCATGGGCTTTTCGGCTATAGACTTCATATCTAGCCCCAGTTGCTTTCCAAGGCGACCGATGCCAGGGTTCTTGAAGCCGATGTCGCCAGCACCTTTCGTCGATTTTGCAGATAGTCCCAAGTAAGAGTCTTTTCCGAATTTCAGCAAGACATCTGTCGGATTTTTCCTAGACAGCACGTCCACTCCGGTTGCTCGGGACAATACACCTGGTCTGGCAGTCCACCAAGCCTGGCTGGGACTTCCATCATAGCCGTTTGAGGATGCCCAGGATAATGATGTATTCGCCATCTCGATAGCTCTGCCATCCTGGTCCTCGTATTGTTCCGGCGTTATCTCTCCTTTCCTCTTTTCAAAGGCAGCCAAGACCTCGGAAGACTGATCGCCATAAATGTCCCAGCTTCCTCCGCCACAATAATATCCAAGCAACATTTCGTTAATGTCGGCAGCTTTGGTGTTTGCTGATTCCAGCACTTTATCAATCTCTTCGTCGAGAAATTCCAACAATAGCTTAGACTCTTTCTTCATTTCATCTTCTCCCTTTCGGACTCAATTCTGATCCGTATTTCTTCGCTTTTCAAAAATTCAGTTGCCATCTTGCCGAGTTGACCGGTGCCTCTCAGTTTAAGACATCTGCTCCACTGCCGATCATATTTCTTCTGTAGGGTGTGTAGCACTGTCTTGTACCATAACTTTCTAGAAAACTCGACCATGATAAATAACTTCCCATCTTCAAAATAAATAGTTCAGAAAGATTATAAAACTTCTTTTCAGGCTTGTCAAGCAAAAAAGCCACCTGCTCAAAGGGATACAGGTGGCTTCTTCTATCTTCTAGATGTATAGCTTATTGCTTAGCAGCTAGTCGTTCTTTTACTCGCTTGCTAACCTCGGCTACCAAGTCATCTAGGTTCTCGTACATATCTCTCATGGCAGGAGCTTCTTCCTCTTCCTCGGAAGCCATTTCCATCTCTTCTCCGCCCATGTCGTCAGCGGGTGCCTCTAGCTCGGAATCCATTTCCATCTCTTCCTCACCAGGTGCCTCGTCGGTGCCGGCGGCGGCAATCTTTTGTCCGAGCTTCACAAGAATTCCAGCCTCTTCTGGAGTGATGGAAAGCTCTTCTGCTCCCATGTCCATCTCAGGTGCTGGCTCTTCCAGGGCTTCCTCTTCTTCGTAATCCATCGCCATCTCTTCTTCTTCACTAACAACTTCTTCGGTGCTAGCAACTTCTTCGGTCACGTCTTCGTCAACAACTTCTTCCTTAATCTCTTCTGCCGTGTCAGCCTCAACTGCTTCGGCGACTTCCTCTGTTTCGTCAGCAGCCTCTTCGACTACCTCTTCCTTGTACAAATCCGATACGAACTCTTCAGCTAGTGGTTGTAGGCTAGCCAATTTCATGAAATGACGGACTGAACCTTCTTCTAGCAACGTTTTCTTAGACATAACTCTCTCTCCCTATGAATATTAATTCGCCTTTGTGGCGATAAAGAAACTTTAAATCATCTATAAATAGTGTTCAGAAAGGCAAAAATCCCTTTTTATCACTCTATAACAAGCAATCTTTTATTAAGCTTGTTTAATGCCTTATCTTGTATCTGCTTCACTCTCACATAACTAATTCCCAGCCTTTCAGAAATCTGGTGGAGAGTCATTTCTCCATTCTTCTCTATGGATATCGCCACACAGTTGTTGTCCTCTTTATGCTCTATCCACAGCCTACAATCCTCTTTCAGGCACATGTCGCCCGATGTGTAGCACTTCTTAGCGCAGTCCTTCATATATCCATTTCCTCTTCGAACATGTCGAACAAGCCTTCTATCTCATCTTCTGATAGTCTGAACTTTCTCTTTACATTATCGGACGTTTGCTTCTCTTTGTCAAGTATTTTCTGCTTACTTTTCACAAAAAGATGCTTCTTTTTTTTGAACTCTATTATGTAGTCAGCAAACTTCGGGTCGTCTTCCAGGAAAGAAGATACAACTCCTCTGAAAAACTGTCTCTTTGTAAGACCCTCGTGCTTGAGCTTGATAAGTAGCTTGGCATAAGTGGTGTCTTCGTCCTCGAACCCGATGATCACTTCATACCCGATTCGAAGTTCTCAACAACCGAGGTGGCTGCCTTCCAGCAACTTGTACAGTAAAGCCTGACCACATTCTCGTCATTCTTTACTACTACATGCCAGGACTTCACCATCTCCTTATCCTTTTTGTCGAACGATTTCAAACAAGCACTACACTCGTCTGGTAATCTATCGAACATGTTCATTTTCTGTTGTAGGTCTTTTTTCGCTCGTTTGGAAGACTTCGTAGTCTTTTTTATCTTTTTCGGCATTCTTTAAATCCATCAATTTTAAAATTTCGTTTGCTTCTTTAATGAGTCGTGTATGGTTTTCTGTCCATCCAGGATATATGTCGCCCTCGTGGTCTGGGTCTCCTCGGTTGTCTGGAGAGAGAACCCTTATCGAGGCATGGACAAGTTCGTGAATCAGAGATGTGTCTGGAACTTTTTCTCCTGGACCTAAGTAAACAACGACATAATCTTTGTCTAGTGTAAGTCCGATTGCTGTCCCTTGTTCGATGAAAGAGCCGTCCATCCGATAGCCATTGTTGAATACCATCTTTTCTAGTCTCCATTCAATGGTCATCCTATTCAAATTCTTGAGCACGATGTTCGACTTATCTCCGAATCTCTTATACCACTCCATGTAGAAAATGTGTAATGCTAGCGATGTGTCGGCTGGGTCTGGGAAGTCGCAGGATGGTTCTATCTGATAGGACATATCCCATCCTGGTATTCTCGTTATCTCGCTCTTTTCCTCACAGGAGGCAGGTCGAACTTTAACATCTTCGCCGAGAGATACACACCCAGCACCCAGGAAAAGTATGGCTGCTAATGACACAATGGGGAGGGTAAAAACTCTAGACACCATAAGTAAGTAGTATTTTTACCTAGTGATCGCTCCCATCAGCGGGTTTTGCTGCTTCCAGTGGTCCCGAAAAACAACAACTGCGGACGGAAACGGGGCTGACATACTGCTATCGCTAAATTTGATTCGCCCTTTTATGAAGTAGATCTCGGCGGCTTTCATACAATACTCGTGCCAATACGATGTATCAGTCCGAGAAGGTATTAGCATTACAACAGTAGTCTTTTCTTTTCGACTCTCGTCGTAAGCCTTTTTTACCCAGCTCTTTATCGCCTTGCCATATGGTGGGTTGACGAATATTGATTTGTTCGGACCCCATTCCTGTGCTAGTCCGTCGTCGTCCTCCGTAAAGAAGTTCTTACATTTGGCATTCTCGGTGGAGGCACAGGGGTCCAAATCAAAGCTGAACTCCTCGTTTAGTTTGTCGAACAGCTTTTGAGGAGTTTCCCAACTCATATCTTTACTGCTAAACATAACCTTTTTTGTATTCTTATCCATTTCTGTTCCTTTTTCTCTCGACTATTGTTATCTGTAATATTTGGTTACGGTCCATATGAAGATCACAACAAATGCCCACGGCATCAGTGTCTCCGCTGCTAAGAGTAGAAAGTCTACTCCTAGCCAATCATTCTCCGGCATCATTGAACTCCTCACACATTCGATCAACCCCCATTGGAGCCAAGAATGCTGAAGCAAGGAGGGCTACAATAAAGAGCCCAACTATCGATAACATGGCAATAAAGAAAATGCTGCTACAGCGCTCCCTATAGCTCATGATCTCTCGCCTTCGAAATCAAAGCACATGTCAGCATACACAGGAAGTTTTGAAAGCAGATCCTGCTTCTTGTTGTCAGTGCTCCCCAATGCACCATCCTTACGATCACTCATCGCTATCGGATAGTAGTTATACAAATCTTGGTCATGCTTCTCGAATGCTTTAAAGTGAACAATCGGATACATCACCACTTGAGCAATTTTATCACCTGGACTGATTTGTCGCTGCTCTGTGCCAACATTGTGTAGGTTGACAAAGACTTCGCCATCATAGCCTGGATCAATAACACATGCTCCAACCAGTAAATTCTTCTTGGAAGCATTGCCAGAGCGGTTCTTCACCTCCAAGCAGTATCCGTGAGGAATACCAAACTTGTAGCCTGTCTGAAACAGCTTGCTTTGACCGGGCTCGATTGAAATCGACTCTTTGTTTTCTGGATTGAAAAACAAATCCAATCCGGCATCACTCGGGTTTGCACGCTCAGGGGGCAAAGCATCTTCTCTTACTCTTACATATTCTAATATCATTTTCCCTAATCCTTTACTTGATAGAAGGGCATCTGACGAGGCAGAACGATCTTCTTGTTTCCTTCTACATCAAGCTCAAACTCTGTTTGTCGATACACAGACACTTCATTGTCAACTTCTACCCGGACAAATTTATCCTCAAAGTTATTCGGGTCGCTTACTAGTTCCATTCTAATCATTTTCTTTCTCCTATCGCTCTATGTGGACTACCATATCTGGAAATGCAATGACTTCTTCATTCACACATCCAGCATCACCGGCATCGGACAGTCCACCGTCCAAGTCGGTACATCTTACTCTATCATCTTCGATACATCCTGTCAAGGACAAAATGCCTGCTACTATAATTTTTTTCATAACTTACTCCTTTTGCCTCTCAAGTATAAAATACGGGAGAGGAACAATATTAATATTCTTTTACCCTAGCATTCTAAAAGAATGCCTGATGCTTCTTGTGCTAAATCCCCATACCGGATCATGATCTAGTCGTGCCATGTAGGGGCGGTTTAGCTGTACACTGTCAGAGCCCTTCTTGACTCCCCAGCACTTTATTGCTGTCACGGTGCTGTTCTTGTCTATGGCTTCTATGAGCCACCAATCCTTGCCGTGCTTCGTCTTTTTCTGTACTACTTTCCTGGGGATGAACCACACAATTCCTAGCCCCGGATCGTACTCGCTGATGGGAGGAACAGCAACCTCTTCCAGTCGGCGCTCTACTTCCTTGGTCATAACAAGTTCGAATGGGAATAGCCCAGTCAGATCAATAAGGTAATCAAGCTTCTCCTCTGGGGTGAAGTCTCCTTCACTAACATACTTCTCTATGTTCTCTAGGAGATTCTTCTCTTTTCTCGGACGATCATTGGCTATCGCCATCCAAAAGTGCTTCATTCCGCTAAATCTATCGTCAATGAGCTCATTCATCGCCTGAGAGCGAGCAAGTGCGTCGATGCTCTTCTTGTTTACCTTCGAGTAGAGCATTCTATCATTAAAGAGGAACTCCTCCACCGTATTGAATGGTCGATGAGTCATTATCTCTTTGATAGCTGTGCTTCCCAAGCCCTTGATGCTCGAAAGCGGCTGGATTAGTGTGTTGCCATCTTCGTTGATTTCCCAAGTGAAGCCGCTAGTATTTACATTGAGCTTCTCAATTTCGAATCCCATACTTCGTGCTATGTTGATAGCCTTCTCTTTTCGTGCTTCTGGCTCCTTGTCTAGGAATGCTGCCATCCACTCAGAAGGATAGTAGTTCAGCAACCAAGCACATTGAAACGATAGGATGCTGTAGCTCAAGGCATGAGACTTGTTGAATCCATATCCTGAGAAGAACTCAAATGTATCCCATAGTCTTTGAGCATCGTCTGCTCTCATATCTTTCTCTAGACATCCCGAGATGAAACGGTTGTGGATGTCCTCTTTGAGCTTGTCTTTCCCAGAGCCTCGCTTGGTCAAAATCTTACGAAGCATGTTCCCTTCGTCTAGACTGATGTCGTTACCGAGGCGATGGGCTAGCAATGCTATTTGCTCCTGGAAGATAAGAAACCCGTAAGTCTCCTTGGTTACTTCCTCAACAATCTTGTGGGCATATTCAATCTCATCAGGATTGTTCTTTGCTTGGATGTAATGCTTGTCCACTTTGGCGGAGAGAGGTCCAGGTCGATAGATACTTGTAATGGCAGAGAGGTCAACGATGTTGTTTGGCTTGACATGCTTACAAAACCTTTGGGCTCCGTCTTCAGTAAACTGGAAGATGCCTGCCCATTTTCCTCTCCCGAAGATGTTCTTGTATACATTCTGGTCATCCAAGTTGATAACTGTTGGGTGAAGATTCTTGTCGTAGAATTCTTTCACATCATCAAAAGTGGGCTCAGGATTGCCCTTGTGTCGCTTGAGAACATGGACGATTGCTGACTCCATCATTCGAAGCGATGCTAGTCCCAAGATATCAAACTTGATGAAGCCCATGGGCTCTAGATGCCGGACATTCTGCCCTTCGCTCCATGGAGTCTGCTTCACACCACCACTATTGATGATTGGCATGTGCTGATCTAGATTGTCTCCAACAACTACTCCGCCAGCATGACGAGAGCAGCTTCTCACTTGACCGTACAGCACATCAACATTAGTCTCTACATCGGGGTACTTTCGAAAGAACTCCTGTAATGTAGGGCTATATTCTTTCACTTCCTCGAAGCCTGGGATATACATGCCGGCTGTCATACCCTTCGCCTTTTTAGCCAAAGGGGTTGCCTCTCTCATCATTACACTGGTAACTAAGTTCACTTCCTTGAAGGGAATGCCCTGCATCTTGCTGATGTCTTTTATCAGAGATTTTAGCTGAAGTGTGTTCCAGTTTGAGATGGGAACAACCTTATCGTCACCCCACTCTTCTATCAGAGCCTCTTTCAATTCAAAAGGATCAGAAACATCATAGTCGATGTCGGGAAAGCCTACATCCTTCTGGTTCCTCGTCATGAAACGCTCGAACAGAAGATCGTACTTTATCGGATCTACCTGGGTTATGCCCAGGACATAAGCGACAAGAGAGCCCGCCGCACTGCCACGGGCTGGACCTACGAGCTGCTTGGACAAGGCAATGTCGGAGATTGCTTTCATCGTAAGAAAGTATTGAGAGAAGTCGTTGGTATTGATTACCTCAAGTTCTTCGTTTAGGCGATTTACATAAACATCTTTCTTATCAAGACCGGCTTTTCGGAGCCCCTCAGTGGAACACTCAATGAGAGTATCTGCTGGCGTTTTACCTTTGGGGACCACAAAACTTGGAAGCCGTACCTGGTTATCTGGTAGAAACCTGGATATTCTCTCATGGGCAATGTTATGCGTCTCGGTAATAGAGTCGCGTACCAGATTATCATCGTATTCATATCCACAATCCTTTGAGTACCCTTTGTAAGATGCCCACATTTCATCGCCATTCTTGGGATAAAGCTGGTAATCCATTTCGTCAATTGTCTCGGGGATTCCCGAGCCATCATCGCCCTTTTTGAGCCATCCTATTTTTCTATATACCTCTCGCTGCTTCCACACATCGGGGCTCGGGTAGTGGCTATCAGCGGTACTAATTAGGCTCACATCAAACTCTTTTGCTACCTCGATAATATGTTTGTTTAGCTGATGTTGCTCATCGATTCTGTTCCACTGGAGTTCGGCATACCATCTGTCGCCGAAGATGTCCACCATCCTCGATGTTGTCTTTCTCATTGCCTCTCTGACTGCCTCAGAGCCTTCCTCTCGGTTCTCCCAGAAGTCTCCGGCATATACACCGCCAAGGCAAGCGGAGGCAGCAATGACCCCCTCGTTGTGTTCCTGTAGCATATCGAAATCTAGGCGAGGGAAACGATAATAGTTCTCTTCTCTATAGCTCTTGCTGATTAGTTGAAAAATGTTATTTAGCCCTTTTTGGTTCTGGGCTAATAGGATCAAGTGGCGGCGGCGGTTCAGGATGCTCTTGATTGCCTTCTTTGTCTCTTCCTCATCTTCGACAGTCGCACCGGACACATCATCATCCAACTTCGCTTGGCGCTTTTTGCTTGCTGCTCGCTCTTTTTTGATTCTCTCATAGTCATCTCGCCATTCCGATACGGATGGAATAAAGTATGCCTCAACACCAAAAATTGGCTTAAAGTCCTTACCCTGCTGTTCCATCTTTTTAGCATGAAGCACTTGGTATGCCAGCCCATTCATGTTGCCGTGATCAGTTAGAGCTAAGGCATCCATGCCGTTCTCATAGGCAAAGTCCATGTGTTCTTGTGGGTATCCAAGACCGTCAAACACACTGGCGACACTGTGGGCATGTAATCCTACGAACGGAATCGTTGATTCTTTTCTTTCCATATCAAAAAGCTCCTGGGAATGGGGTTAGTTATAGGAGTATATCATATCATAGATCTCTTGTCAAGAGATTTATTGAGTATTTGTAAGTTGTTGATTTTACGAGAGAATTTTCTTGGCGATGTTCTTTACAGCCATTCGCTCGTTCTTGGAGAGATCATTATATGTCTCCAGCCCTTCAGCGAAAGTAAATGGACGTTTACCGACTCGGGTCATAAATTCTGATTCTTTGCCCATTTTTATATCCCCTACCGATATTTGTTGTCCGAGTCCAGGAAATTCGCTGTTGTTAGTACCAAGCAAGTATGCTCCCTTGCCGCCTTTTGGTATTACTAGCACGGAGTCTTGGCAGAACTTCTTACCAATCTCCTCAACTCTGGAGGTGAAAGAAGGATCGTCTTTGAGGTTGACTACGAAAAAGCTATCTTCCGATACTTCCATTGCCGAGGGTGTGTCGAAGTCTTCTATATAAGAGCCGTCAACTTTGGTGACACCGTATCCACTAGCCAGTAGGGAAGCCTTCACGTCTCGATTCCGAAGCATGTTCGCGCTCTTTGCCTTACCCTTCTTCACTTCCTCTACCTCTTCCTCATACTCTGCTGAGCCTTCTACACATCTGGAAGTGTCCGATGGATCTCCTCGGAAGCCTGTGAGTATAGCTGTATCGTGGTTGCCGATATGTTGGTATACACGAGACAGAGATGACTCGTTCAAGTATTGTCGCCATTCATTGATAATCTTTTTCATTTTCTCTCCTCTAATCCTAATAAATAGTCCTAAACTTCTTCTTTTGTATCCTCGCCGAAAGGATTGTGTTCGTGATATTTAAGTATCATTTTCGGTTTTATTACATATTTTGAATATTCGTCAGCCATATATGTACAATAGTTTTCCCAACTGCCGATGTTGAAATACCTGTCTGTTTCCATGATGGTGTGACCTGTCGTGTCTAGCTGCCCAAATACTTTCTCTAACGGGAAGTGGCGGGCACTGTATCGCTCCTCCGGGGGGAGCTTGTTTCCCTTGAGGGTATTCTCTTCATCGTCAAAATAAGAGCCTGGCTCATAGATGCCGGTGCCTTCGCTTCTTATTATCCTCCGGAAATTCTTCCAGTCCTCTACATCAAATGTGAAAGACAGATACTCCCCGTCCTTGACCGTCTTGCCGTTATGGGAAATGTAAAACTTCTTCTTCTGGTCGGATATAGCCTTCCTATGTTTTCTGATGCTTCGGACACTGTGAACTCCATATGGAAAGGAGACATAGTATTTGTCTGGGACAGTCCACTTGCTTATAATCTTAGATACAGAGAATGCCCTCATTGAACCGTAAATGACGCTCCAAGCCAAGCAGTCTCGCTTGTCTCTGTCCTTTGGGTGGATAGGGACATAGAAGATGGGTATCGTCTTTTCGTGCTGCTTGCCTCCGCCAAAGAAAGAAAACTTCCTTCTGTTTGCTGCTGTCCAAACCGGATCAACAATCCAATCTCCTATCCGGTGCCTTATCAGGGGCTGCATCTCTCGATGACACACTATCCATATACTCTCACAGCCAGCCATGGCACACTCATAGACACTTCGCTCTACAGCAAGATAATCCTTTCCAATGGGCATCAAAGAATCGTGCCACGGGAAACCAAAATCCAGCTTCTCCCCGGCGACTGGAATAATCCCCGCCAAGGTAAAGTATGTTGTGTCGCCAATTGGCTTGATCTCATCCATTCAGATACTTTCTTAGTGTCCTGACATATTTGTTCTGGGAGGGTTCTTCCTCGTATAGCCTCAGAAGCTCCTCTTCGGAAAATGGCTCTCTAAATACGGGGAGGACATCTCTGCTGGCTGTCTCTATCTTTATAGAGAGGTTCTTTTCTCTACCAGTCTTCTTGTCTGTGCCGTTCTTTCTTCCTTTGATTCCAGCATCCGTCATCATCTCCAGTACCTTAAACCTAGCATAAGTGTCGGTGTATTCCACACTCCTAATCTGTTGCTCTGTTAGCCACGAAATAGAAAGAATGTCTTTCTTCTTCTGTGGGTTTCCGAAAATCCTATCAGACAAATAAAAGTGAACATCTCTCACAAAGTCATCTGGGCTATCAAGGAAGTCTATGTCGTGAGGGGAGCTCCCTCTATCGTTCATCCAGTCAAGCACCATAAGCTTCTTTTCTTTTTCGATCTTCCCATCCCAGCCATGAAGCTCGGTGTCGTCAAAGACAATGACATCATCAAAGGCGAAGTGACCGTATACCGGATCTTCTGTAAAGGCTTTGAGGGTGCCGTCCTCAATTCGGATGCTTTGAGTCTTGTTTCCCATCGGGAGCAAGCCAGACAGAGACATGGTTACGGACAACTCTCTCCATAGCTGACTCTTGCTGCCTAGTCGCTCATCAGTCTCAAAAAATAAAGGTATCCTCGGCATCGTATAGATTACGGGAATACTATAACAATACCCACATAACAACGATGCCAAGGATCCCCCAATTATTATTCTATCATATTGGTATATTTTATTCTTCATTCATTTTCGTAAAGAACAACAAAGTTCTCTGGGATTATGAATATCTTTTTGTCGCCTAAATTTACTGACCTTACCATAGACTCTTCTACAATAACTCTAGAATTAACGGCGAATACTGGAGAGCAGTCCATAGACTTGCCCACAACCCTATAAGTGCCGAAATCTTTAACAGCCTTATAGTCGTCCGGTACCAGTACCTTTGAAATGGGAGCCTCCTCATTAGCTTCACACTCCTCTAGCATCAAGTGCCTATTGAAGGGGGAATATTTCATCCGCACACCTTCGTCTTGGAATAGAGCTCAAAGAAATCTCTCATTTGCTCAAGATCAACTTCCGACTTCATCAGTCGGTAAGCTTTAACAGCGGCAGAGATCTCTTCTTTGGAGAGCCAACCGTTCTCCACATAGTTTTGCTTTAGATCTCGCTTCTGTTCCTTATATGGCTCCATTTCGGTTTCCAAGGCAGAAAGTGATTTGATGTAATCAACAATTCTGTTCTCCTTCTCTACGTCATTTCCACCATCAACTACCTTCAAATTACCATTAGACATATAGCCTCCTTTTTGTTTATTGTCTAAGTATAGCATACTTTTTTTGCCGTGTCAAGCTTTATTTTATCTCACAGCTTCCGCCGGCACATGCTAGTTCACCTTTGAGATCAGTATTGTCTTCTGCTTCACTGATCTGGGTGAGATCAACATTCTTAAGATGCTTCATCATCTCCTCGTAGGTTTCCTCCGAACATTCCTCGAACGGCTCTTGAACATAAGAGCCTCCATCATACGGCAAGCAAGAAATCCCGTTGTAACATCCTCGGTTGTCCCACATCCAGCGACCGACGGTTTCCCATTCGTTATCTTTGATCGATATTGTAGCAGAAATATTGTGGGTATTTTGTCCTCTAGAGTGTCCCGGCTTTATCCAATTTTTGGAAAACCACTTGATCCTCTGGAGGAGATCTAGGGCATTCTCGTCCCTCAAGGTTGCTCCCTCTGGTGCCTTCTGTGGGACTGAGATAACGGCTGTGTCGTGAGGTCGAAAATACTCATCCTCAACAAGCTCTGGATGGTTCTTTAATAGATATCCATATATCGGCTCATTTTTTCCTACTCTTATCCGACGAATATAGTGCTGGCTATGCCAAGCATGGATCCCGGAGCTACAACCAAGTGCTAGCGAAGTTGTTCCCGCTGGCTTGATGGTGGTGACCCTGGCGGCACTCTTGATTCCAATCAGTGACGACACCTCTTTGTTCTTTTGCCGTGCCGCTTTTGCTGCTGCCTTCACATCCAAGCCTTGTATCTTATTCGAAGCAATGCCGGTCAGACTAATGCCCAAAAGAGCCTCTCTCTCGGTGGTTCGCTGCCATACAGATCTTAAATAATGAAAGTTGGTATATCCTGCCTGTAGGGTGCCGATAAGAGTAGCAGCACGAATCCTAGCCTCCAAGTCTTCCTGTCCCTCTACCGTTGAAGCATTAACCTCACACAAGTTACAGAACTGAAATGGTCTGAGTGCAATTTCACAACACGGGTTGGTGCCATAATCTTTATCGTTAGAGAAATATATCCCCGGCTCGCCCGAGTTGCTTAGCTTTATCTTCTCCCACAGTTGGAAAAAGAACTCTTCGTCCACCTTGTGTCGTAAAAGGACAGCGCTGTTGTTTGCTCGTCCTCGTTGTGGATTGAGCTCATACCAGTTGCCATATTTGCTAGCTATCATCTCGTCATCGTCTGCAGAGAACAGGGATATCAAGGCTGCTCGACGGATGCCGCCTGCCAATACGGCATCAGCAATATAGCAGACGATATCGTGGACCTCAATCGGTCGAAGCTGATCTCCGTCAGACTTTTCATTCAAGATACTTTTGATGTGTCTCAAGCAGTTTTTGAGTGGCTCTGGTCCAGGAGCCTTGCCGCCGCTAGTAATCAGTTGAGAGCCTTTGGGGCGAATGTCGCTGAAATCGAAATCTAAGGTGGCAGTTCCTCGAAAATAGGATTTCATAAGAACTTTCACGGAGTCAGCCCAGCCCTCAATACTATCGCTAACTAGGTATCTCTTTACTTTGCCTGGATTTGGCTTTTTAATCTCTGGGAGTTCTTCTACATGGTGGGATTGGACACTATATCCTACTCCCGTTCCACCGAGAAGGAGAAACAAGATCTCCCCAAATGCTCGCCAATCATCTACCGGCAAATAGGCACAGTTGTAGATTCGGTTAGGCGAAATCTCAATAGGCTTCCCGCTAAATTGTAGCGATCTCATGGAAGGAAGCACTTTCTTATCGTAAACTAGCTTGTAAGCTTCTTCTATATCATCATAGAGGTGAGGATACTTTTTCTGGTGCATTTGCTTGTTCCTAGTGACTAGCTCATCCCAAGTTTCCCTTCTCTTTTTGTCCTCTAAATACCGAGCGTATTTCATGTGGACGGTAATGTTGCTCAAAATCTCACTTGCTAATTCCATTTTCTCTCTCCTATTTGTTGGTTTTTATTTACTAATCTTCTTTTCTTGTTTCGTCCCTAAGCATTTTGTATACCTTCTGTGGACCCGACAATACCTCTGCCGAGTGCTCATCTTGTGGAAATACCTTTATCGAGACATTTCCTGGGTCCATAAAAATTGGAAACACTACACCGTCAATACCATTCCTATTTTTGGCTATATAAACCCTCCCCGTATTGTTCATCTTGTCAGCACCGGTTCTTGATACTGAGAAAATAAAATCAGCCACGAAACATTTCGAGAATGCTTCACTAATAGATTCCATTGTAATAACTTCAGCGTTTATCCCACTCCTGTTCGTTTGAGATGCTGTCCAGACGGGGCACTCGAATTCATGAGCGAGTGCCCTCAACTCTTCATAAATAGTTTCGAGCTCTTCCCTTTTCTCCTTCGAGTGTGAAATAGGTTTCAAAATATCACCGTAATCCACAACAATCATTCCAGGCTTGAAATCTCGGTTTCGAAGCTTCTCCAGGTGAGTTCTGAGAGTCTGGGTGGTAGCCGACTTCGTTGGGTATTCTTTGATCAAAAGCTTTCCTGGCAATTCTTTGATCTCCTCGAATACATCCTCTTTGCTATGACGAAGTTCGTTGATTGGGATTCCAGTCAGGCAACTATCATATCTATTCCCGATTGTCATGTCCTGAAGCTCTAGTGTGTAGTGAACAACATTTACTCCGTTCTTCAAAGCCATGGCACCCAAGTGAGCTAGCACCATGCTTTTACCTACGCCAGTAGGAGCTATAACGACTCCGAGTTCTCCCTTTCCCATACCTCCGCCAGTGATTCTATCTATTTCTCCCCAGCCAGTTGCAATCGGATGCCTGGATCTAAGCTGATACCTTGCTTCAAAGTCTTCTATGAAGTCATACCCAGTATCGTTATCGACACCTAGCTTGAGAGCATCATTGATAATCTTGCTAACTTCGTCGAAGGATGACTTTTGCATCAGCTTCACACTTTTGAGCATAGCTTCTTGGAGCTTTTGTTTCCGGCAGAAATCAAGGGATTTGTCCTGGACAAACTCTTCATCAACATTAGAGAAGTTTCCGCTGGCGATTCGGACATAAAAGTCACGGACCTGCTTTCTGACGGCTTCGTTCCCGGAGGAGGTTTCGCTCTTAAGAATGCTCTCGAATGTATCTCTCGATGGATGTTTTTTGTATTTCTCCTTATATAGATAAATTTTATTTACAAAATTTTGAAGATACTTTAGTTCAAAGAAGTTTATGTTAAGCACTTCGCCGATTTGAGTCGAGAAACGAGAATCATCTAGAATCATCTTTGCTAGAGATTCTTGAAATCCTTTTCCGAAAGAGCCAAAAGTCGAATCGTTGTCTAGTTCCATGTATTTTTCTCCCAGGTATATAATATAGCTTTTTTTCTTTCGAAAGTCAAGATGTTTGTTTCTTTAATTCATAAACAGTTCTCTGGAATAGGGCAAAGAGATTATCCAGGTTGATTTGAGGGCAGCCGTCTTCAAACAGAAGCTTGACCATCCCTGTCTTATTGAACAAGGGAACATATTCGTCAAATGTTTCCCTTATTTTTCTAGTTGTCTGAGTTGAGAGGGATGGTGAATAAAGCTGCATCATCTTGTAGTTGATTTTTACAGTATCAATGTTCTCCAAGACATCTCGGTAAAACTTCACCTTTTCTTCTTCCCTCTCTTCACAATACTTTTCTATTTCTGTTAGAAGATATTCTTTCTCTTCGGCTAAAAAGGGAAGCCTCTTCGCTACTGTCGGAAGCCCGACTCTCGGCACTCCAGGAAGGTTATCCGACTTATCACCAGCGATTGCCCTAGCGAGAGCAAAATTGTTGGGATGGATGTTGAACTTTTCTAAAATAGAATTCTTATTCACAACCTCGTCCTGAATCGGGCGATATAGGACTGTTGTATCTCCACACAACTGGAAGAAATCCTTGTCGCTCGACACTATCACTTTGTGCCAGTCGCTAAATTGAGGGAGCTGGCTCACATATGATACCGTATCGTCTGCCTCCGTTTCAGGAAACATAAACTGGACTACGGGAGTCTCGTTTAGATACTCAAGGACTCTGACCTGCTGCCAGATGAGGTTTTTTGACTCTTCATTTTCTGGCAGGTTTCTTATAAATCGATTGAGGCGAACTGGCTTTCTACCTTCCTTGTATCCCTTGACAATGCTTCGGCGTCGGCGGCTGCCGTTTTCTCCGTCCCATACAACAGATATCAGATCTGGCTTTATCGTTCTTGCTAGCTTTTGTAGTCCCTGGAGAAATCCAACTAAGCCGCCGATGGGCTGACCGTTGGAGGAGATAGTTGGATTCACAATATAGTGCCTAATAAAAGCATTGTGACCGTCAACTATCATTATTCTTTTCTTATTTTCGCCCATTCTTAGATTCCAATCGTCTAAGCTTCGCCCTAGCAGACTGAAGCTTCTTCTTTATCTTTTCGTTCTCTTCTCTCAGAAGAAATATTTCGTCAAGAAGGTTTTCTATTGCATCTATAGAAATCTTAACTGTTTCTTTGAGAGTTTCTATTTTCGTTTTTTTCATCTACGAATCAGCTCAAATAATTTCGTCAACTAAGCCATATTTTAGACAAGTGTCCGCATCGAACCACAAATCGTGCTTGAGAATCTCGTCAAGCTTCTTTTTTGGAATGTTGGTGTGCTTATTGTAGATCTCCCTGATGGTCTGCATCAGAATCTCACAATTCTCCATGCTGTCCTTGAGTTCTTCAAACTTGCCCCACATACCAGAAGATAACTGATGGATGAGCATGAACGAGTTCTTGTGGATGTATCGCTTTTCAGCCACGACACTCATCAGAGTTGCTGCCGAGGCGGCACACCCCTCTACTACCGAGTGGATCGGTGCCTTGGAAGCCATTATATAATCCACCGATGAAAGTCCAGCGAAGACAGAGCCTCCGTAGGAATTGATGTGTAGTCGGATTGGAGGAACTGGAATGTTGTAGTTGTGACTATTTGTACACATAGCATCAGATAGTGTCTGGATGTTTTTGTTTAGTGCCAGGCATTCCGGTCGAGTTACTTCTGAGTAAAAATAGATCCTGTTGTTTAGGGAGGATACCTCATTTTCGTTCGAACTGTTATCGTCCAGTCGGATATCACAAGTGCTCCCCCAGTATTTATCTTGCTTTAACATTTTCATTTCTATACCTCTTCCTCTGCTTCATCGTAAAAGTGTTGGGCATCTACATCCCTATTATCAAATTTCAGTACGACTTCTTCGTCCACAAGCCGTAAGACTCTATCTCGAAATTTTGAATCCAGCATGAATTCGCCCCACTTGGCGGCTTGGAATTTCTGCTCAGATCCATCGCCATATTTGAGAGTCCACCATGGACCCGAGCTTGTCAACTGGTCCGAAGACTGTATAGCCTCAAATAAGCTTTCGTCATCTCTCACCCCAATATCATTACCCCACATAATCTTGAAATTACATATTCTGCCGGCTGTTCCAAAGCGAGACTTTTCCAATCGAGCCTTAACTTCATTGCCGACGACGAAACCCTTGTCGTCAGCGATGATGCTCTTCTTGCCTCGCTTGCCAGTCAGCCAAATTCTCAAACTGTAGGCATACATCATCGACTTGCCTCCAGGAGTGGTATATTTTTCACTATCCGTCGCGTATTTCGGGTTCGCTACTTGAAGATTTGTTTTGAGCTGATTTAGCACCAAGAGGGTAGACTGTGAGTTGGCTAGCGACACTATTAGTTTGGACATTCCCTTAGCCAATACACGAGCCTTGACAGCAACCGATTCATTGGGGTTAAATGTTCCCTCTACATCGCTCACAGCCGGGGTCAAGGCGAGGCTGTCCCAAATAAACAGCATCTTATCTTCCGTCGAATTCAAAAGCTCCTCAATCGTCTCCAGTACAAACTCAACAGAGCTCGCCTGAACATACAGAACTTCATCGACATTCAGACCGCTTTTGCCAAGAAAAGTAGGATCGATGGATGATTCCGAATCGAAGTATACCACATTGATGCCCATTTTCTGGGCATTGGCTGCTGTCTGGGCTGCCATGTAGCTCTTTCCGGAAGCTTCTAACCCTGCTATCTCCGATATCTTTCCTACCGGGATGCCGGCAGTCTTTCCTCGGCAGATGACACTATTTAGCCATGTGGAGCCTGTGGGAATCCAGTCTTTGACTTCAGTTGGATTATCTGTCGTAAGATCGTGTGCTACATTCATGCCAGCCTTTTTATTGATCTTCTTCCTAAGCTCATCGATGTTCAAAGAACCTTTTTTCTGTTTCAAACTTCTCACCATAGCACAACTCCGTAAATAAAGTAAAAAAAGAGGCACCCGTTAACCCTGTGCCTCCCCGTGGGTGTGTGATGTTTAACGAGTCATCAGTTCGTCAAGGGCATTATCAACCTTGTTCACACCATTGCCAGGATATTTTTCCACTTCACTGGAAAACTCCTCTGGATTGTCGGCTGTCAAATGAACATCCAAGAATCCTTGAACTTCAACAGTCGTCTTTTTCTCAAAGAGAGATTCAAAATCTGGCACAGTACCCAAAAGACCCTCACACTGCTCTTCGCTAATCTTATCGCTGCAAAGGCGGCTAGAACGTCGTTTTGGTGTCACCTTGGTCATAGGAAATTGACCTCCAGGTGGCTTACCGTAATGTAGATCCAGATCGATACCAGTTTCAATATCCGTAATATCCCCGTAGTCCGGATTCAGCACAAGACCCAGGAGAGTTTCATATACCGTCTTGGAAAAACCCCATAGACGGACTCCAAGCTCCTCTTCCCCTCGAACAAGGACGGGAGAGAAGAATCGAGATTTAACACCGAGCTGTCGTGCCATAGCTTTGCTCTCTTCATCGCCTTCTTGGTAAAGACCACGAACAAAACCACATACTGGGCAATCCTCTCCAAAATTATTCTTTGGACACAGGAAGCCGCCCTCTTTGCCGACACCATAATGGAAAGAAAAGCTCTTGAAAGGATCTCCGTCCTCAGTCGGAACAATCCGTACAGTCTGTGTTCCCTCGGAAGGTTTCCAGAACTGACTGCCACCACCCTGACCTCGGTTTTTGAGGGTGCTGTACTTTTCTCTCATTTTTTTCATATCAATTGCCATTTAAGACTCCTTTTAGTTTTTGTTAGACATCATTATATCAGATCACTTTGCTTATGTCAAGTGCTTTTTCTCAAAATTTTCTTTTTCCTTTCCTTCCAGTAGTTTCACATCTACTTCTCCCAGTGCTGAGTTCCAGTTGAATGTCCGGAAGGCAGACTCGGAAACATCCCATACGAGCTCTTGCCCTTCTGGTACTTTTCGCTGAGATGATCCATCCTTAATCTTGGAACTTAAAAAGCTGGAGGGGAGATCTTCCAGCTTTACAAAAGTCATAGTCCGAATGTCGCTGTTCTTCTTCTTGAAAGAACCTGTAAAAATTTTAACCATAGTTTACTCCTTGAATTATCTTTGTTTGAGAAACAATATAGATGTAGTTCTTGTCATATTCCGTTGAGTATACTCCAAAGCCTACTTTTATGTCCTCGTCCTTTTGTGCTACTCTCTTCTTTACCCTAAAGAGGAGATCAGAATCGTTATCTACCTGTTTTTTGTTTATAGCAAAATAATAGCTCTTTTCGTTAACATTGTCAAGAGAAAAGCACATCTGATCTGTCATTTTTTCCATCTCACCGATTCCTATAGTACAAATCCGGCAAATACCAGACTCCTTTGGGTAGCTGGACATTACTGCTTCGGTGTTTCTATAGACATTCAGCATGTGAATGGTGGAAGAGACAAATTCATTGATCGTGTCTTGATATCTGCCAATCGGAATATTCCCAATGACCTTTTCGATTGCGGAATTAGAGATAAGATAGAGTTTCTCGAAAAGCCCAGACCGAGCATATTCCTGGAATACATTAGATACCACTCTGTCGAGGTTCCTTGAGTGATCGTCAGTAAGATCTGGCTTTATATAGAGCACCTCTATTCTTCTCGAACTTACTGCCTCCAGTATTCTTAGCGATGCTGAGGAAATGTCTGTGCCGCCGGAAACCACAAAGAGAATGTCGCCGTCAATCTTCTTGAGAGCATTCGTAACCCTTGCTGGAAACTTTTCTTCGTAGTCTTCTGGTGCCGATCTCTTCTTGATGGAAAAGCAGTTCTTATTATCTTTATCGGGAAGCCCTGCTCCTATCTTATATACTTCATACTGGGGATGTTTTCTGAACTTCTCTGCTATAGCACATCCGACCTTGCCCAAGCCAATCACATTAATCATCTTCTTTCACTTCCTCTAGGATGATCCCCTCATAATATGCCCCAAGGTCAGCCTCTTTCTGGATTCTTTCTTCCATAAGCTCGTCGATGGTGTATCCCAGCTCAAGAGAAAGAGCATACACCACTTCCAAGACTTCTGCCAGTGCTCCGAGAGATCGATTCTCCAAATAGCCATTAACATGCTCAAGCAATGCGTCATCAACATAATCTAGATATTCCTCTTTCAGTGCCTCTCGGCATGAGAATACCTTCTTCTTCTTTATTAAGAGATGTGGTACTTTATCTCGAACGAGTTTATCGTATTTCATATATCAATCCTCCTCATGTTGCCAAAGTCTCTGCCGGCACTAACATTGACTAAAAAATCTCCAATTTTGTTCCGGGAAAAAATTTCCTTGATCTCGTATATCAAAGCTCGCTCCTCCTGTGCCAAATCCACCACAAAGCTGTCGTGAATCAAGAATACTATCTTGGATTTCTTTCCTTCTAGGATCTTATTTATCTTCATAGCTTGGTCAAGAACCAAATCGCTAGTAGTGCTCTGTAGAATATAGTTCAGGGCATGTCCGTCGTCACACTCTATTTCTCTTCCAAATGGAGTCTTGATCTTACCTGAATTGTAATACTTTTTTAATACCTTTTCCACCTTGTAGTAGTCTTGGTCAATGTTCGGATTATATATCGCCGAGAAGATCTTCTTCTTCGCTTCGGCTCTGGTCATTTCCTTTTTGAAGACATTCTCAATATTCCACTCGTGGATATCTCTTTTCGGCTGCTCTTGTCCAGATAGAGAGAGTAGTGTTCTTAGCTCGGCAGCATTGTAATCAAACTCCACAAACAGATCGTTATTCGGTTTGACTATTTCCCTGAGAGATCGCTCAATGTTTAGAATGGGAAAGCTAGAATTTGTTACTGTTAGTCTGCCGGTAATAGTCCCGAACTGATTGTATTCTATCGAAGTCTTTCCTCTGACTCTGTGGAGGAAGTTTCTAACTGCCGCATTTCCGAGCTTGCCTCGGAGGCTCGATGTATCAATCTTGAGAGTGTTTTCTTTGATTTCAGCAAATAGTTTTTCCAGCCCAAGCATAAAGTCGTATGCCTCTGGCTTGTGGAGGTTTTGATGAACATGCTCAAGAATCTCACATTTGAGCTGGGAGATCTCTTTCATAAACCACGGTGGAACCAGATCGTATATACACACATCCTGGACCTTTATTTTGCTATTCTTGATGGCTGTTTCGAATGCCTTTCTTTTTTCCAGTGCTCCGTCCCAATCTCTACCCAGATGCTCGGGGCACATTTCTCCTAAAGATTTGCCGCCACAATAAAGCTTCAGATACTCTATTCCGTCTTGGTGGTGGGAATGGGAGTAGTCCCATGTTACATTGTTTTTGTCGGGATCGGGGCTCGTATCGTGGATGGCGCCGTCATAGTAGTATCCTAAACACTCTTCCTTCGAATCAAGAGTTATGTAAAACAAGCTATCCTCGCTTTCTTTTAAGCATGAAAGTTCCTCGGCGATATTTGTCTATCTGAGAGCTTTCTTTCCACGGTCGGCGGACCTCTTTATTGATGAATTTGTATGCTGCTTCTTCTCCGGAGTAGAGAAAGAACTCTGCTGCCTTTGAGGCAACCTGGTCAAGCTTGTATTGGTTCCAGTCTCGGTTCGTCTCTTTCGCTCTAATAAACACATACAGCCTAATCCAGAATGAATTATCAAAATACCATTCCTCGTTATATTGTTCCTTGCTAATGGTATCACGATGGATAATCTTTGTCAAGCTTTTCTTTTTACCTTTTCCTCCCACGAGGGGGATTCTGACTGTCGGAAGGGTTTTGACGAAGGCATTGTAAAACTCTCTCATATACACTTTGAGATTTGGTATATCAAAGTGGTGGGATCGATAGTAGTATTTGTCTACCATAGTTTCGGAGTTTATCCCGTAGGTATTCATATGATTTTGAATCTGAGGAGCATATGGTAGTGCCAGCAATCTCCACGGGGCATTCTTATCGAGAACGAATCCATTGTTTGCTGCAATCTGCCTGTATATTTCGAAGTTGGAGTCGTTAGTATAGGATAGTATCTTTTCTAGATCGTCTCCGTGATCGAGGGAGTCTTCGATCTCAACAGCAAGCCCGCTATACATTGGAGTTCCCAAGTTGCTTGTTATGTATTCCGTCTTTGTAAATGGCGAGAGCAGTGTTGTTCTGTCTATCAGTATCGTGAACTGCTCAACGAAGTCCTGGAAGCTTTGGATGTGCTCATTGATTTCTGGGGAGGATAGAAATGGGAAGAGGTAGTTGCTATAAAAAGAGTTTATAAACGAATCGTAATCGCTATTGACGCTTTGCCAGCCTCGAAGGGGTTGTAGAAAATTTGTGTCCTCTATGAACCCTCCGGCATATAACATCCCATCCGAACGAAGTAAGTCCATATTTCTTCGGAATGTGGTAAAGGCATCTGCTACAAAGTTCAGGGCTACCACACTTGTCTCGTCATCGGGTATTTCTTTTAGGAAGTTCTGGGAGGGGTATATTGAGTCTTGATTCTTATCAATCCTGCCAAATAAAATATGGTCATACCAATAGTCGGCAGAGCTCTGCTCTAAAATACCGACAGGGTAGTTCTTTATATACGACAGTCTCTCACTGTAAGAGCTGCTTGCTGGGAGGCTATTTGATCCAAAACTTAGCTTCAT